ATCCGTATTCACTAAAACCAATCGAGCCGATCGATGCTCTCACTCACGCGCATATCGAGCATTTCCGCCACAATTCTCGGTATGTTCTCGGCAGTGCGGCGGATGTGGTATCCGCCTAACTCAGCTGATTGTACAAGCAATATCAATGGTATTGGTGGTGGCAGATCGGCTGTCCCATACTTGTACCCATCATTCAGTGACTGATCGAGCTGTTCGCGACCCTCCTTCATCTCCGATCGCCACGGCCCACCCCTGCCACCCCGGCCGCCGCCGATGGGGGTGGTCGTTCTCATCGACTAGCCCCTCGCAAATTTTATGAGCTCTCATCTTTTTCGCCCGAAGGTTGCATCTGTTTTGCAGGTAGGCATTGGGGGTATTTTGGCGCTGGATTGGTTTTGTGGGTAATGGGGTAGGTCGGAGGGTAGGGTGTTTGCAAAAAGGGTGGGATGGTTATTCGGTTTTGGCCCAGTTTTCGGGTGGGGGTTTGTATTTGACGCGGTGGAGGTAGGAGGAGGGGGGATCGATGATCATCCATTGTGCCATGGCGTGGAGGGATTTCCAACGGAGGGCCCAGTGGTTGAGGTTGTCGTTCCAGAGTTGGACGGGTTGGTCTGGGATATTGGCGGCGACGAGGGCTCTGGCGAGGTCGGAGCAGGGGTTCATTCGGGAGGTGGCGGAGAAGGATTTGCCGTCGGTGGTGGTGGTTGCGGTCCATTTGTCGGGGCGTTCTTTGGTTCGGGTTTTGTCGATGAGGGTGAGGGAGATGGTGATCATGAGCGGAGAGTGGCGACGATGGTGGCGAGGGGCGTGAAGGTTTCCTCATCGGGGTGGCCGCGTTCCTCGTCTTGCAGTTGGGCCAGCCGTTTGCAGGCGGCGTCGAGTTTTGCGCCGTATTCGGCGTCCCATGCGGAGAGTTTGCCGGCGCGGGAGGCGTCGCCGCGGTCGAAGCGCATTTGGTTGATGGCGGCGTAGAGTTCGTGCTGTTCGGTGGCTTGCCGATCCGTCGCGAACCGCCCTCGCTCATTGAGCGAGCTGGAGGGCGGGAGCGACCCCCCCTTCCCGTGGGGAGGGGGGTAAGGGGGGAGAGGGTCCGCCTTTGTAGAAGGCGGACTATCCCTCTCCCTGTCAAGGTTACGTCCGTTACGGATACCGTTACGGATTTCATCTTTTGTTGTTTTCCAACGAGCTGCGGTCGCTGCCGCAGTTCTGTTACGCGCGGTTGACAATCGATTTGCGGCATCCATGACGAGCTCTGCGACGACGGGATGGTAGAGGCGGCCGTCGTCGCAGCGTTTCCAATGGCGCATGGCGACCCGCTTGACGCTGCGCCACTGATCGATGTCGTCGGCCAACCCTGCGAGCCGGCAGAGCACGCGATCATTGTTTGGCAGGGAGCCGGGGGGTTTCTGGTTCCATGACTTGAGCCAGAGGCAGATAGCGGCGCGGAACTCGGCGTCGGTGGCGACGGCGAAGAAATCACTCTCGAACAATCGAGCGGCATAGACCGGGACCCACGGCAGGCGGGGGATGACGGTGTCGGGCGGGACGAGAGGCGCGGGCATGTCACCCTGCTTTGTGCTCGAGATCGCCCCTGTAGCGTTCAAGTTCTTCGGCATGGGCAATGCAGCCGCGAGCCATTGCCCGATACTGCAGAGCACGCCCTAGCCGCTCGGCGTCGGTCATTTTGTCGATCGGGACGATGACCAGTTCATTGTCGCGTTCGACCGGATAGGCGACTTGCAAATGTTGGAAACCGGGTAACGGCATCGTGCCCGAACCGGAAGCCTTGGCTGGATCGTCGGCATCGAGTTTCAGGTCGCGTAGAACATCGCGAGCAGCGTCGGTCACCGCCAGGCGTCGGCATATGACGTTAAAGTCAAGGTCGGGAATAAGTGGCAGCGGATGGCGATTGAGTACGTCTGTCACGAGCCATTTCCATTTCACCGTTTGACCGGCGACGAGGAGCGTCTCAATGCAGCGATGAATTTCGCGACGAAGATCACCTGGGCTATAAGCCATCGATCACAAACCTCCGTGCTGCGGTTAGCCAGTCGATGCACTGGCCGAACGTCGTAATGACCTGCTCGCGCTCAGCGGCATCGAGACCGCGGCGAGCGGCGACGAGATCGATTTCAGCAATATGTCCCGTGATGTAAGTACCGAGACCGATGAGATGCGTCGCCCGTTTGAAATCGTCCGGATCGCGCCCGTTCAGGTAATCCGGAACCGGACGTTTTACGGTCCCGCGTTCGGCGAGGCTGCTGACGGTCGGCGGTTTGTCACTTTCGATAGCAGTCTCAAATTCGGCTTCCGGAATGTTAGCAACGCGAAGCGCGGTCTTACGCTGGCGTTCGGATAGACCGGCATCATCTGCGGCTTCAGTACGACCTAATTGCGGGACGGCCCCGTCCTTTAATTCCGGTTTTGGTCCGGTCTTCGCCGGTTCGATCTGCTGTAGGAGTTCGCCGCATCGCCGGATCGCGCGAGCTTGGATGCGATCGGCCATCCGCCGCAGCGCGTCATCATGCGATTGCCGTGCATAGGAAGCGAGCGCCTCGGCCTTGTTAGCCCACATTAGACATTCATCGAGTTGATAGCATTGCTCTAGTGCGCGCCTCGCAGCTTCGTATGTCGCCGGCAGCGGAGCACTGGCGATAGCTGGCAATTGGTCGTGGTCGAGCGGCGCGGACATGGCGCTGGGTCACTTACCTTTCTTGCCGCCGAGCTTGAGTTTGGTTTTGGCTTTGCCCTTGTGTAGGTTGGCTTCGTGCTGGTGGACGCCGCGGGTGACGATGGCGCGGTCCTGGGCGGTGTCGGAGCGGGTGGAAGATTTTGATTTCATGATGTCACCTGGGTCTTGTCGTAGACCGAAATTCCGCCGTCGAGCGCCTGGATCGCCTTGCCGAGCCGCATCGAGGCGTCCTCGAGCTTTCGGTAGGCGATCGTCACGTTGGCATAGGCCTCGGCGGGTTCGCCAAGACCGCCCATCGGCGGCCGGCGCAGTTCCCAGAGCTTCTCGGCGATCGGCTTCAATTCGCGCCGCAGCGCTTCGCAATCGGCTACGTTCATGGTCACCTGCCTTTCTTCTTCCGCAGGATGCCGGTCTTGGCGTCACTTTGGTTGAACTCCTTCGCGACCTTCACCGGCACGCCGGCCTTCTTGGCGAAGGCGGGGTTGTGTGCGCTGGCGGCCATGAGCCGGGCTTGCGCGGGTGATTTGCTTGACATGGGACAGCCTCTTGAGAGGTTGACGTATAAAGGCGCCGCAGGAGATCGCGCATGTCTGCCCGATAGCCCGAACCGCAGACCCGGCAGTGCACCGCTCCCGTCTCGTCCTCGCGCCAATCGCAATCGGGCGACCGGCAAGCGAGGTTGTCGCGGAACCGGGCGATCTCACACTTGGAGAGCATCGCTAGCTCCGTTGGTCAGGGGTGAAGTGTCGCCGTCGATCAGGCGTACGGCGTCGGTGACGGCCTGGCCGCGATCGGCGTAGGTCTTGATGTTGCGGCCGCACAGTTCGGCGGCGACCTCGGGGTACATCACCACCGCGCGCAGGAGGACGGTGACGATGCCGTAGTCCTCGGGGGTCTCGGTGAGTTCGGCGAGGCGGCGGAAGGGGATGCTCATGCCGCCTCACCCTCCCAGCCGATCGGCATGCGGAAGCCGGCCGCGTGGAGGTGACCGCCGCCGCCGTATTGGACGGCGATCGCCTGGCAATCGGGACCGAGCTCGGTCGACCGCAGCGAGAACACCCGACCTTGGGGTGTGTCCCAGTAGCACGCGGCCACGCCGCCGGTTTCCGCCGCCGCCATCTTGTGGCCGGCGTCGGAGGTCAGGGTCATTGGCAGGTTGGCGACGGGCATGTCGATCCCGCCGATCGTCATGCGGCGCTGCACGACGGGGAGGAGGTTGCGAATGTCCTGCGCCTGCTTGCGCTCGATTGCTTCGCCTTCGCTGACCAGGTGCGAGCTGTCGTCCATCAGCCTGTCCCACACCGCAAAATCGTAGGGGTAGGAAAATAGCGCCGCCGAAATCTCGCGCGTGTAAGGCAGCTTGAACCGCCACAAGTCGCGGTCCTCGATGTGGTCGATCAACAGCGGGCGTGGCTGGTTGGGGTGGAGGAAATCCCAGGTGAGGCCGGCGCCCGAGCGCTCCATGTCAAAGAGGGCCGTGACCTTGGCGACGGGCCCGAACGGCGGGTAGTTGAAGCCGGGCGGCGGGTATCCGGCCAAGTCGTCGGCGGCGCTGGCGTGGTGGTCCAAGATCGTGATCGACCGAGCGGTCTTCGCCATCTCCTCGATCACCGGCCGCTTGTAGCTGAAGTCGACAAAGAGCACATGGCGTCCCGTCACATCCGGCGCCGGGTTCTGGTAGACGCCGGGGTAGAACTCGACGGCCTCTTCACCAAGGGCATGATGCACCGCCCAGGCGGCGCCAAACCCGTCCTGACAATTGCCGTGCCAGATACAGAGCATTTTGGTCATGCCGCGACCCTCCCGCGGAGTGGCACGCCCCAGCGGGTGAGATGGCCGAGCACCTCGTCGACGCTGTGGGCGATGGCGATCTCTTTCATTCCGGCGGCGATGAGGCGCGGGAACATGTCCTCCTGGCCGAGGAGCTCGCGGGGCGTGCCGCGCCGGGTATGGACGATCTTTGTCTTGGAGACCCGGCCGCCGCGGCGTTTGAGTTCGATCCCGTAGAGCCCGCCGTGGAGGATCATGATGTCGGGCAGGCCGCGCTTCAAACCGATGCGCGAATAGGCCGCCTGCTGCTGGGGGGAGAGTTGCGCGGCGCCGGCGGGGTAGGTCCACCACAGCGCCGGGGGCTGCAGGAGCAGGTCGAGGGCGCGGGCGCAGCTGGCGTGGATGTCGCGCTCCGAGGGCGCCGGGGCGGTGAGGCGGAAACGCGCGGTCATTGGTCCCCGTCCATCCGGCTTATCCCCGTGTCGCGGCGCCCTCCGGCTCAGATCACTCGGCGGCCCGACATTGGCGGCGTGGCCCCGGCGGGTGGTCGAAATCGTCCTCGTTGATTTCGCGGCGCGTATCGGCGCGCAAAAGATCGAGCCGCCAGGCCCGTGGCACCCCGCGCGTGCGCCACTTGCGGACCGCCTCCTGGCCGATTCCCAAGCTCAGGGCGATCCGTTCGATCGTTTCCCAGCTCTGTGCCTGCATGCCCAAAACTATGGACAGAGCGTCCATCTCAGTCAAGGACAAGGCGGATGGACGGAGCGTCTGCTTGTGCGGACATATTGTCCGGTTTGATAATCAATGTTATGTGATCGGTCTCTCAGAGGTCAGGCCTGTGGCCAGTAAGGTCTCGCCACCTAACAAGGGCGTCTCGATGCGAATAAAGGAGTTGCGCAAGGAACGAGGCTGGTCACAGCGCGTGATGGCGGAACTCTTGGATGTGGCCCTGACCCGCTATCAAAAATGGGAGCAGCGCGGCAAGCTGCCCCCCGAGTATCTGCCAAAATTTTCCAAGCTGGTGAACAAATCGATCGAGTTTATTCTCGTCGGTCCTGACTGATTTCTGCCACCTCCCGCTCTCCCTGCTGAAGTTCGCGGAGCGCCGACACCAGCAACGCCGCCCGGACCTTCCGGGTTTTGCCAACCCCCCGATTAAAAGCCAGCGCCTCGCCCACAAGGGCCTCGATGTATTGCATGCGCGTCATTAACTGATGCGGTTTTTGGGGCATCTGCTTCTCCGGTGGGGGTTCCGAAGGATCGGCGCGTTGCTCGGCGATAAGCGGCACACTGTCGCAGAAACAAATTGGGGATTGCAATTTTTACGCGTCACCGGACGGCCTGTCCATTTTTTGTTTTGACAGTGGACGGGATGTCCAGCATCGTCAGCTCTCCCCCTCGGCGGAGAGCCGCCATGGCCGAAGCAGCCGGAAACGACGACCTGACCCTCCGGAAATCCTTCTTTGCCGGGATGTGCCGCGGCGCCCCGTTGTCGCTGGTGCTGTGGATGCTGCTGCTGCTCGGCGCGCTCTTCCTGGCGGGTGTGCTGTGATCGAGGTCGCGTCCTTCTTCCTCGGCACGGTGATCGGCCTCGTCATCGGCATTGCCATCGCCGTGCTCTACGAGCGTTACCGCCATCGCCCGCCCGGCGGGATGATTCAGGCCCTGCTCCCGGAGAAACACTGATGGCCACCCGCAGCGCCGGCGCCAAGGCCGTCGAGATTGTCGAACGGGCTGCGCAGATCCGGCCCCTGCTGGCCGGTCTGGGGCCGGATATCCAGGGCGGGATCCTCGCCGATCTCGTGGCGATGTGGCTGGCCGGGCATCAACCCGCCGACTATCGCGAGGCCGAGTTGTCGCTCTGGCTTGAGACGGTCAGAGCGCTGATCCCCGTCAACGAGCGGATGATCCTCGAGCAATTGGAGAAGTGACTGATGGCTACCCGCAAGAAAACCGTACCCGCCAAATCCGCCCAGCAGGCCTTTATGGAGAGCCAGGGAGTCCCGGCGGATACGGCGGGCGCGATCGGCAGCTTTAAGAAGGGCGGTCGCGTGCCGAAGACGGGCACCTACAAGCTGCACAAGGGCGAGAAGGTGGTGCCGGCGAAGAAGGGGCGGCGATGAGCGAGAAGTGGGTCGTCTGGAGCGAGGGACCCGGCGCGTGGTGGGGCCCGGGATGGCAGGGCTACGTCACCAGCCTACTGGCCGCCGGTCGCTACGATAAAGGGGAAGCCCTGGACATCATGGCGCGTGCCAACCGCTATTTGCCCGAGGGACGTGTTCACGAGATCGCCATGCCCGATCCCTGGCCAGCGAAAGGACAGAAATGACAGAGAACCCGGTCATCGAGGCGCTGGTCGGGCGGCTGCCCAAGCCCGGGACGTCGTGGTCCGAGAAGGAGCGCGAGGTCTGGCTCGAGGCAATGCGGCGGGCGCTCGCTGTCCTCTACAAGGAGCCGCGCCAACGCGGACCGCGGCGGCCCCGGCTGGCGGCCGAGTAGGATGGCTGAGAAGATCCTGCTGCTCGACCCGGACAAGCTGCCGTGGCGTGTGGTGCTGCACCGGATCCTTGAGCGCGAGGGTGTCGAGGCTGTCATGTGCGTCGTCCGCATTGATGATCGGTGGCACACGACCTGGAGCAACGAGGCGTTGGGCGGGCTCGCGATGGGGGCGATGAAGCTGTTTCGCGACGTCAGCGATTTTCTCGAGGATGACGAGGAAGCATGACCGACGAGACCGACCTGTTGCGCCGGCTGATCGAGGAGGAGGTGGCCGAGGCCTTGCGCCGGGTGGGCCAGGACAACCGGCCCCTCGACCCCAGCTATATCGCCCACCGCGTCGCCGAGGAGGTGCTGCGGCAATTGGAGCGGATGGGGGCGCAGGTCATAAAAATGCACGCCAATCGGCGACGCGGGGAGGACGACTGATGATCATCGAGATTCTGCCTCGCGCCGCAGCACAACACAGCGCTCCGCACCGCACCGCAACACAACGCAACGCAACGTCATCTCGTCGTCCCGCATCGCTTCACGCCGCCGCACCCCGCCGCGCGTCGCCTCTCTACTCATCGCTTCGCCACGCAACGCGGCTCGACGCCGCGCGTCGCATTGCCCCGCGTCTCCGCTCTACGCAACGCAACGTTTCATTGAAGGGAGGGTAAGCCCATGCGTCTATGCCGCGTTCATCTTGAGAGCATTCCAGGATCGCCCTACAGCCAGTCTGCCCAACACGAGACGGCGATGCTCGATCGCGAAGGCCATGACGATTACGATATTCGGACGTGCCGGGAAAAATGCACGACGAACGAGGAGGGGCAGGTGTGCATCCCGGCAATGGGACTCAAGCAGTGCATCGACACCGCAGCCTATAAACTCGGCATGAAAGTGCCGAACCGTCGCGGCGCAACGTACAAGAACTTTTTCGCGTCCGGGTTCTTCTGCAACGAGGATATGCCGATCGCGAACGGCAAGGCTTTGACCAAAGAAGACTCCAAGATAATTGCGATCAATGCGAATGCCGATGGCGTTCGCGGTTCCGGCAAGCGCGTGAAACGGCGGTTCCCGGAGTTCGCAAAATGGGCCGGGGTCGCGGAGTTCACGATCGTCGACGACATCATCACGCCGGAGATCTTCGAGGACCACGTGAAGGCCGCCGGGATGATCGTCGGCGTCGGTCGCTACCGCGCCGAAAAAGGCGGTAAGAACGGCCGGTTCCGCGCGACGAAATTTGAATGGACGGACCTCACCTTGTGAAGACAACACTACGCATCGCCCCACACCGCCGCGCGTCTCATCACCGCACAACTCCTCGCAACGCAACGTCGGCTCGGCGCCACGCGTCGCCTCGCGCCGCAGCACCACGCGACACTTCGCGGCACAGCTCCTCGCATCTCGCCGCTCCTCGCCGCATCCCGTCGCAGCGTCACGCCGCGCACCGCTCCTCGCCGCAACGCAACGTCTTGATCAGGGGACATGACCCAAATGCCGAAGTTCGAACGCTCGGAACTGACAGCTTCACTGGTCCGGTATCTCGCGGCCTTCGATAAGGGCACGCGCCTTACTTACAAGGAACTGTCGGACGCCGTCAGCGCGCGCATCACCAGTGAAAGTCATATCTTGCATTACGCTCGCAAGATCCTCGAGCGCGACCACAACGCCGTATGGAGTTGTATCCAGCCGAAGGTCGGGGTTGTCCGGTTGAATGATCCCGAAATCGCCGATCGGCAAAGGAATTGGTATCTGCTCGGCGCGACAAACAAATTGCGCAATGGGGCCAGGCAGGCGGACGTCGTCGATCTCGATCTGTTGGACATCCGGCAGCAGGCCAAATTCGCGGTCAGTTCGATTATTCGCGAACTGGCCCGCGATGCCCTCAGCAAAGCAACAACCCGGCGTATCGAGAAAGTGGCTCGCGGCACCTCGAACGATCTGCCCTCTTTCAATGCCGTCGAATGGATGATCACCCTAAGCCCGCGGCGGAATAAAAATGCCTAGTTCACCGCTCCGCGCCTCCGCGCCGCGCTTCGCTCCGCACCTCTTCGCGCCTCAGCACAGCGCCGCGCAACGCCTCGTTTCGCAACGCAACTCAGCGCAGCACCTCGCATCGCGCTGTCCCGCAACTCTCCGCTCCACGCCTCCTCGCAACGCAACGCAACGTCTCCGCTCCGCGGCGCTCCTCGCCGCCCCGCGCCGCGCCGCCTCGCCCCTCGGCTCCCCGCAGCACTCCTCGTCGCAACGCAACGTTTCTCTCCTTCTCTTCTATTTCCTCCGCATCGCATCGCTACGTATCGCATCGCTTCGCTGCTCCCCGCTTCGCTCCGCCTCGCACCGCATCGCCGCTCCCGGCTCCGCCCCGCAGCGCAACGTCTCAACAGGGCATCCAGATGAGGATCAGTATTTATGTGCCGCCAGATCTGTTTGAGGCGATGCAACGGCGCAAGGACCTCAATTGGAGCGCGCTCGCGCAGGAAGCTTTTCGCAAAGCAATGGAGGTCGACCGCGCGGGGCATGACCTGGTGCGTTGGTTCAAGACCCACGTTGGGGAACCCCTTCTGTTTGGCGACGACTGATGGCTGACGATGAACTCTTCTCGGTCTACGCCTTCTTCCCCGACGAGACCTCGATGCTCGACCTCGACCACGTCGATGCCGAGACGGCGGTGAACGCGGCGAAGCGGCTGACCGAGAGCCTCGGGGCGCGGATGGGCACGACGCGGCGGGTGATCATCGTCGACGCCGACGACAACACCTGCTTCATGTGGGTATTCGGCAAGGGCGTGGTGTTCCCGGAAAGGGAGACGGCATGACCAGGAATGATATCACTGTGGCCGCCACCAACCTCACCTGGGCATTGACCGCCATGGGCTTCGCGGCCGTCGTCGTCGATGCGGATCTCGGCCCGGATTTTGAGCACATCAGCCGTGAAATATGGATTCTGCGTGAGCGATTGCGCGCGCGATTGCAGGACACCCCCCATGACCGCGATCGACGAACTGACCGCAGCGGGAGGCTTGAGCGATGAAAAACCCGGATCCAGAGAATGTCCTGGGGAGATACATTCTCGACGCTGCGGGCAACCCGGTGCCGGAACCGGACCTCTATCGGTGGGCGCGCTGGTATCAGACCGCTGAGCGCCACGTTGCCCTCGATCGCCTTGATGACGGGCATTGGGTCTCAACCGTCTTTCTCGCCCTCGACCACGGCTTTGCCAGCATGTTCGGCGAAGGCCCGCCGATCCTCTACGAGACGATGGTCTTCGGTGACTACGGCTCGCTCGAGACAGATTGGAATGGGCAGCGGTATGCGACGCGGGCCGAGGCCTTGGCGGGTCACGCCGCAGCGCTGGTCGAGTTGAAGCTTCTCCTTTCGGACATCCCCCATGACCGCGATCGACGAACTGACCGCTGAGCGGCTGAAGGAAGTCGCCCACGGGCGTCTGCTGATCCACGAGTCGGAGACGCAGCGCCTGCTCGGTGTGACCAAGGCGGTGCTGCGCCGCGAGCGCGACGAAGGCCGCCTCAAATACGTCTTGATCGGGACGCGCCGGCGCTACCGCCCGGCCGACCTTGTTGAATACATCCAGCGACAGGAGCGCTCATGCGCAAGTCACTCGTCATCCGGCGCGCCGGGTCGCCGTACTGGTTTCTTGACTTCCAGGTCAACGGTCGTCGATTTCGCGACAGCACTAAGGAAGAATCCCGTGCCAAGGCGGAAGAGATCGCGCTGCGCGTCTACACCGAAGAAAAGCTGAGGCACGGCGCCCGGCGGTCCGAGTGGTCGCTGTCGGATGCGCTGGGCAAGTACTGGGAGGATCGCGGCTCGGCGGTGGCATCGGCGGCGATGATCGCGCAGCACTCAGCGACATTGCTGAAGGAGCTCGGCGAGCGGACCATTATCAGCGACCTGACAACGCGCGATCTCTCGAGCTTTGTCGCCCGCCGCCGCCAGGTGAAGACCAGGCGCTATGGCAAGGTGCTGACCCGCCAGCGCGCCAATGCCACGGTCAACCGCGAAGTCTCGCATCTGCGTACGGTGCTGCTGGCGGCGCGGAGTTGGGGTGCGCGGATCCCCGAGATCCACTGGAAGACACTGTGGCTGCCCGAACCCGACAAGGTGCAGCTGATCCTCTCCGACGCCGATGAGGAACGCTTCTTTCAATGCCTGCGCCCCGATTTCTGGCCGATCGTCGAGTTCGCCCTGTTGACCGGGGTGCGCCTCGAAAACGTCCTCGGCCTCGAGTGGCGGCAGATCGACTGGGACGAGGATGAGGGGCGGATCACCTTTCGCACCAAGTCAAAGAAACCGGGGGGTGCGTTGCATGTCGTGCCGCTGACCGATGCGGTGCGCGCCGTCCTCGCCCGCGAGCGCGGCAACCATCCGGAGATGGTCTTTACCTATGTCTGCGCCCGCAACCGCCACGACCCGCATACGGGGATCGTGCAGCAGAAGGGCGAGCGCTACCCCTTTAGCCACGATGGCTGGCGGCGGGAGTGGGACCGCGCCCGGTGCGAAGCCGGGTTGCCGGGCCTGCGGTTCCACGACCTGCGCCACACCGCGGCGACCCGGACGCTGGTGGCGGTGGGCAACCTCAAGACCGTGCAGCGACTCCTCGGACACGCCGATATCGCGACGACGATGCGCTACACCGCGGTCGAGGTGGCCGATGTCCGCGCGGCGATGGAGAAGACCGCGGCGGCGCGGGTCGGGCGCAAGGCGAGGGTGGTGGCATGAGTTGGATTGAAGATCACGAGGTCTTATGGAACCTCATGGTGTGGATTGGAGTTCCCGCCGTTGGTGCAGCGGCTTTATTAGGGGGTGTGGTCGTGTTTGTTTGGTTATTCAAATGAGCGAAGTCGGCGAGGGTGGTGGCATGACTGACCGCGAGCGGATCGACCAGGCCATCGAGCTCGCGGTTCGCTACGGGCAGATCGATGGCGATCACCACAAGAACTGGGTGATCGATCAGATGATCCGTCTTTTGGCGGGTGATCGTTATGCGGCGATCATCACTGACGCCAAGGTGGGCGAGGACGGCCCCAACACCTATGACTGGGATTGTGGCATTCCCCCCTGATGAGGAGGCTGCTGGCATGAGGGACCATGACGAGCATCTGGAATGGGCCAAGGCGCGGGCTCGCGAGTATCTGGATCGCGGCGATCATGCGAACGCGGTGACTTCGATTATGTCGGACTTGGCGAAGCACCCCGATTGGTCACAGGGCCACCTGCTGGCAGCGATGGCGATGCTGTATATGGTCGAGCCGCACATCGAGACTGCGCGGCGGATCGTCGAGGGGTTTCGCTGAGAGCGAATGCCACAAAAACTGCCACATTTTTTGGGGTGAGGCGAAAAAGGCCAAGGATATCAAGGAGGTTGGCGATGCAGGCCGGGGGTTCCCAAAGCAGGTGCGCTACCGGACTGCGCCACGCCCCGAAACCTGTGATATCAAGGGCTTACGCCCTGTTTCCGAACCTCCGTAAGAGGCCCGAATCGGGAACAATGTGGAACTTTTCAGAAGAAAGTGCCACAGAAAATGCCACAGTGTTCGCACCCTTGCGGTCAGGGTTTGTTCTCCAATACACAATTTGCATGGTAAATCGCCGGATTCACATTTCGGAGAACGAAACATGGTGTTGAAAATCATTCCCCGAAGCGACGGAAAGGGGAATTTACAGATCAGCGGTACGGTCAACAAGGACGGAAAATCAGTCCGCGTCCGCCGTAGCGCGCGAACCAAAGACCTGACGACAGCGCTGATGCAGGCGCGCGAATACGAGCGTCAGGTCCTCGGGCTTCTGCCAAGTGTTGAGTCGCTGCGAATGGCGCTGGAAATGATCGTCCTGTTGGCCGAAGGCGGTCAGGCTCGCGAGCTGCCGCGTATCCTGAAGGTCGCCGAAAAGGCGCTCGCACTGTTGCCAAAGCCGTTGGAGTAGGATGGTGCCCGTCTCGGCCGCCATGGAACTCGCTTTCATCCGAGAGGCGATCCATGCCGCCGCGGCGACCGAGTCGATCAGCCGCAAACTCGGCGACGAGCTGATCGCGGCGGCGCGCGAAACCATTGTCGCCGCCGAGCGCATCGCCATCGTCGGCCAGAAGCCGACCGACGCGAAACGCCACCAGCGCGCCTGCCGCCGCTTTGAGCGCGCGATCAACAAGCTCGAGCAACTGGTGGGGAAGCCATGAGCGACCTGGCGGATGTCCCCGAGCCGTGGCGCTCGATCCGCCTGAACTTCCGCCAGGACCTTGAGATGATCATGCAAGGGTATGTGCCCGGCGCCCCGCCTGTGAGGGCAAATCTTCGACAAAGAGGCGGTGAGCGTCTGCGGGTGCTGCGCAAGAGCAAGGGATGGACACAAAAGGTTCTGGCCGAAAAGGCGGGGTATTCAGCCGGTCACATCGGTGAATTGGAAGCGGGATGCGTTCGCGATCCCAGGCCAGAGAAGTTGCGCGACATCTGCCGGGCGCTCGGCTGCGAGGTCGAGGACATCTGGTCATGACCGTCCGCTACTACCTCCTGCGCCTCCACCGCGGCGGGCCGCTGGTCCCGGCCCGGCTGCAGGAGATTGACCACGAGTTCGGCGAGCCATCGAACAAGCGCGACCGCTGGCCGCCGACCACGATCGTCGTCGACATCGCCGGTGAGGTGGTGCCGCCGGAGGAGCTCACCGAGCGGTTCTTCTGGAAGAGCGGACATTGGAAATTTGCTCAGCCGATCACCAAGCACGAATACACCTACCGGCTGAACCACCTGCGCTGGGCCGAGGCGAACGACCCCGCGCATCCCGCACTGCGCCCGCGCCGCCGCATCGACCCGCGCACCGCCCGCCTGCCGCTATTCGGAGGAGGATCATGGCAAAAGTGAGCCGACGCGCCTGGAAAATCCTCCACTCTCTTATGCAAGAGTCAGGTGAGCCTAATCTGACCGAGGCTGATATCCGCGATCTGACGCACGCTTTCATCATCGCTTGCCAGATCAAACACTTATCATATCTCGAGGCCGGTGAAATGGTTGCAGCCAACTGGGAAATGCAGGTTGCGCTCGGCCCGAAAGCGCTTGAGGGCATGAAGATTGCCGGACGATCGTAGGAGTTTCTCACCATGAGCACCAACCAGCTGCTCGACGAGATGACGCCGGGGATCGGCCACAACAGACCTAGTCTCAGCGAGCAGATCGCCGATGCCCTTGCGCCGCTGGCGCTGCGCCAGGCCGAGATCATCGGCAGTGCTGCAGCCGCGCGGATCGAGAATGACGTCGATGCGCAGGCGGCCACCGACCTGGTGGTCATCATGCGGAGCTTCGAGCGCGATATCGACGCGGTCAAGGATGAGATCAAAGCGCCCTATCTCGCGGCGTGCAGATTGATCGAGAATAATTTCGGGGCGGTCAAGCAGCCGGTCACCGCGGCGCGTACCGGCGGCGTGCTGAAACTGCTCGACGGCTGGCGGCGGCAGAAGGAAGCCGAGCCCCGAGCGGCGGGCGCGATGGACCCGATCCGCTCGGACCTTGGCACGGTCGGCACGCGGCGCAACATCACCTTCAAGATCCTCGACCTGCGGCTCCTCATCGGCTGGATGCTGCGCGGCGATCTGCGCACCCCGCTCGAGCAGGCGGTCAGCACCCTCGTCGATCGCCACCTGCGCAGCCTCGGGGTCAAGGCGGTGGAGCAAGGCGGCGCCGGGCGGATCCCCGGGCTCGATGTCCGCATCGAGCACACGACGCAGGTGCGGTCATGAATGGCCCGCGTATCCAGCCTCCCGGCTCGCCGAGTGAGGCGCCCACCCACGATTGGGACTTGGCCGATCGTGCGCTCCGCAAGCTGGCCGCCTTCAACGAGTTCACCGAAGAGCGCAAGAATGCCTTCCGACTGACTGTCGCTGAGGCGATCGCCGAAGGACGCACACTACGCGGCTCGCCGAGTGAGGCGGATGCCATCGTCGCTGCGTGTGAAGCCTGGCCGACCGTAAGCGGTTACGTGCCGTGTCACTACAAGCAGGGCTGCGGCTGCGAAATGGTGCCCGCCCGCGTCCGCGCCGCCATCGCTGCTCTTTATCGAGAGACGGCCGCCGACTTCCTCGAACAGAGAGGGCCGAAATGATGTCGAGAAGCCAGCAAACCGCGCTTGCCGCCACGGCGCAGCGCAGCGTGGTGGAGCGCACCCGGGACTTTCAGAACCAGCTGAACGAGTACGGCGGCAACCTGGCGCAGGCGCTGCCCCACGGTGTCACCCTCGAAAAGTTCAAGCGGGTCGCGCTCACCGCGACGGCCCTTAACCCCGACCTGCTGCGCGCCGATCGCCGCACCCTCTTTCTCGCGCTGTCCAAAGCTGCTGCGGACGGGCTGATGCCCGATGGCCGCGAGTGCGCGCTGGTCATCTACAACACCGAGGTCAAGCACCGCGACCCTGCGACCGGGCTCGATCAGCGCTTCCGGATCGACGCCGTCCAGTACATGCCGATGGTTTCGGGGATCCGTGAGCGCATGCGGCGCACCGGCGAGGTCACCTCGGCCGATGCCCAGGTCGTCCACGAGAAGGACCATTTCAAATACGTGCTGGGTGACCACGCCAGGATCGAACACGAACCGCCGCCGCTCGGCCAGGACCGCGGCAAGGTGGTCGGTGCCTACGCGATCATCAAATTGAAGAACGGCGAGGTGCTGCGCGACGTGATGAGCGTCAAGGACATCGAGACCACACGCAGCGTCAGCCGCGCCAAGGACGGCCCGATGTGGACAAAGTTCTATGGCGAGGCGGCGCGCAAGACGGTGCTGCGCCGCTGCGCCAAGGCCGCGCCGCAGACCGCCGAACTCGAGGAACTCCTCAGCCGTGCCGACGAACCGCCGATCCTCCCCGAGCCTGGCGACTTTGAGCGCCTCGAACCGATGGAGATGGAACCGGTGCGCGAGGATCCAACGCCGCCGCCTGAACCCATGGAAGCCAGCGACATACCCCTCCCGGGCGACCAACCCTCATCCGAGAGCCGCGGCATTGCCGTCCCGCAACTCCCCAGCGGTAAGCCCGATTATCGCGCCTGGGCCTTTGGGCTGTTCCTGCCGCAGGTGCGACAGATGACCTCGTCGGCCGATCTGGCGCTGCTCTGCGGCGACAACGAGGCCGAGCTCGCCACCGCCAAGCGCCATCTCGCCGCCGGCGATTTGCGCGAACTCGAGGCGCTGATCACCCAACGCTGGGACGAGATTGCCGAGATGGAGAAGGAAACCGCGTGAAGCCGGTCGAGGATCACAACGACGGGCGATGGCTCGAGATCGCCTACTTCGAGAAGCGCCCAGGGCGGCAATCTTGGTCGAGCGATCGGTTTCAGCCTGGCTGGTACGTCGTGCGCCGCTGCCCCTGTCATGACGGAGAGCCGGTGACCCTGGCCCTGCCGAACGAATGGGCCGCGTGGCGGGCGAAGCGAATGATGCTCAGCGTGACGGCGGCGCGGCAGGAAGGTTGATGGCTTTTTAAGGAATCACACGCTATATAAGCGGAGCCGGGGTGTGGGGACAAACCACAACCCCGGCCCCTGGCCGCCGACGCGAAGGACCGCGCCAATGGTTGAAGAGCAGCATACCAGCAAAATCCGCGAACTTCACGGCCACGCCAGGGTTGGCCGTCGTCATCCGCTTTATTGGACCTGGGCAAGCATGAAAAAACGCTGCTATTACAGCGGATGCCCCTATTACCATCTTTACGGAGGCCGCGGCATCAAAGTGTGTTCGAGGTGGCTGAACTCATTTACTAATTTTATTTCCGATGTTGGTGATCGCCCTAGCCCGGGGTATAGCCTTGACCGCATCGATAACGACGGCGATTACGAACCTGAAAACATTCGATGGGCAACCCCGGCCACACAGAGCCGTAAAAACAAAAACGCAAAACTTACCTTGGAAAAAAGCAAGCTTATTCGCGAAGCTCATATGAGAGGCGCTTCTAAGGCGGCATTGGCCAGAGAATTCGAGGTCAGCGAAACTGCTATTTATGATGTGATTTACGGCCTCACCTGGAAAGGAGAGGCATCACATGGCTGACAGCAATTCTATCCCAAATCTGGACCTGCGCGAGAAGCTCGCACATATCGACCTGATGCTGGTGCAACACGATCGCATCCGGCAGGCGGTGCAGAAGGAGTTAAAACATGGCTAGGAGAGAAAGAGAGCCGCGCATCTTCGCCGGCTACATCCACGACCAGCGCGGGCCGACGGGCGCGATCCTGTCGACGTGCTGCGAGGGACCGGAATGCCTCATCTGTGCCGGCGACCCGGCTGCCGCCAAGCGTGCCAACAACAAGCATTTCCCATGGCCCGAGGAGAAACAGGATGGCTAGGGGCTTTGCCGCCGGCGCTGCGTTCACCAAGCTGGTGAAGGGGTGATGGCCCTGCAGCTTGGCGCGCTCCGCGATGCCCTACTGAGCGCTGGTGCTGAGACCGCTAAGGCGGACAAGGCCGCCGAGGAGGTCGCGAGTTACGAGAACCGCCTTGCCGCAGTCGAGACGCGCCTCGCGGTGCTGACGTGGATGGTCGGCACCCATATCGCCATTACCCTCGGGATGCTCTGGGTGCTGGTGCGCGTCGCCAGCAAGGTCGGTGCGCTATGACCAATGTATCTAAAGCGAGAAAAACGATGAAAAGCACCTTGTTGACGGCGGCCGGGCTGGCCGCCCTGCTGCTGCCCGGCGTGGCGCGGGCGGATGAGGCAGAGTTACGGGCGGAACTTGATAATCTGCAGTCACGCATTGATGGCCTGGAAAGCAAACTTGAGCGTTCAGAGCGGCCAACTTATCCGTCGCCGGAATTTACGAGACGCTTGCATAACGACCTAGAAGCCTACCAACAGATGATGAGGAATCAGCCTCGGCGCTGAATCAGCGCGCCGGTGCCAGGATCCCGCTCGGTCGCGGTCCACCGAGATAGACGCCCGGCACTCCATAAGGCGGCGGCGCGCCCGGGGTGTACCCCATCATCGTGCGACCCTGGCCCTTCTCCATCTCCCGGTTCATCCGGTTCCACCATTTTGGGTCGACCGCGTTGAGGACGTGGAACAGCGCCATGTAGTCAAACGCGCCCTTGATATAGATCAGGTTGGCAAAGGGAATATGCCCGGCGCCCCAGCGCACGATTTCCGGCCAGGGATTAAACGCCTTGTCGGTGCCGATGCTGTTGAGCCAGCGGTTCCAGATGCCGGTGAACTTGGCGACATCGCCGATCACCGGACCCCCGATGGCCTCGCCAAACGACCCGCCATGACGGTCGGCCTCGCCAAAGAGAAAATCGCCAAAGAGACCGAGTCCACCACCCTGCGCCAGGCTGTGCATCGCGATCTTGACCCCATCGCCCATATTCTTCGGGGTCCGTGGCTCGCGGCCTGAGGCGATGTCGCTCCCGGCGAGACGCAGATAGCCGCCGAGCATCGACAGCGCGGCGACCACGCCGACACCCCAGGCTTTCTTGCCCAAGGTCAGGTTGTTGTAGATCTCGCGGCCCAGCACCTGGTGCAGCGCCGCCAGTGGCCAGGTCTTGAACTGCAGCAGATGCGCCTGCAACTCGCCTTGCCAAGTGCCGGGCATGCCGCCGAGCAGGGCGCGCTCGCGCACCCCGGCGGTCACCGTCGCGTGATTGGCGGCGTCGTGATAGTACATCGCCAGGCTGTCGCTGAGCGCGCGGGCGACCTGCGGGTCGGCCGACGCCGCGAGGCCCGCCGAGGGCGTCAGATACTCGAGCCCGCTGGGCGATTTGAGATCGGGGCCGGCGGCGCGCAGCAGATCCCATTCGCCCTCGTTGATGCCGTAACGCCGCAGCACCGCCTGGAGCCGCGGGTTCAGCGCGGCGAAGTCTCTGCCGGCGCGAGCCTGCCGGGCGAGGTTGTTGGCGAGCATCTCGCGCATCCCCGCACGCGCATGGTCAAAGATGTACGGCAAGCCGCCGACCTGCATAAAGCGGTCATGCGTTGCCGCGACATAGCCGGGGAGATTGCGACCGTGGTTGAACGGGTCGTGGGCATAGCGCGATGAACCCTCGGAATAGGCTCGCAACTCGGCGAGCCGCTCGGCGCGTTCGGTTCCTGACAACCCCACCGGGATCATCGCCTTCGCCATGTTGCCAAGCGCGGAGAGGGTGCCCATCCCGTGCATCCGCGCTTCCGAGGGGAAGGTCGAGATCAGCGAGGCGGCGTGGGTCAGCTGCACCCCGCCGAGATAGACGATGTCGTAGAACGCGCGGATCGTCCGGTTGATCGTCGCGAACATCTCGTTCTGCGGCGCGTTGGCGCTGCCGTCGAGATACCGCATCACATTCTCGACACCCGGCTGCGTAAGGGGTCTGCCTTTGAGGTCGTTCTGGAATTTGACCGCCAGGTCCGGATTTTCCTTACGCAGCCGCTCGGCGGTACTGCGCTCGATCAGCGACAGGTTCTGCCCGGGATTGTGACCAAAGAAATGCATCAACCCGGCGCCCTCACCGGAGCGTTTGAGGTGCGACTCCATCAGCGAGTACCAGTTGCTGTGGGCGCCGTAGTCCTGCATGTAAGCGGCCCACGCTTCGGGACTCCTGGGCTTGAGCACCCGGTTTTCGGCGAACGACCGGGCGAGGTTGCGGCCGGGGATCTCAAAGCGGGCGGCGCTGCCGGCCGGCAGGTGACCGGTCGGCGTCAGGGTCGTCTCGCCGGTGCGCATGTGGATGCCGGTCGAGATCGCGTCAAAGGTCGATTTCCAGAATCGGGTATCGGCCTCAGCCTGGGTTTCACCTGCCTTCGGGACGACCGCGTCGTAGGGTTCAAAGGCTTGCTCGGCCTTCTGCCGCCAGGCGTTGAAGGCCGGTTCGTAGTCCTTGATCGGCGCTGCGTTGCGTCCACCGCGGCGCACCAGATAGCCGTCATGCGAGGTGTGGGCGATGCGATCGGTGGCGTTGGCGATGTAGGGGCCCCCCATCTCGGTGTTCAGACGATCGCGGGCGGCATTGTCCAACGGGACGATCACCTTGGCGATCTTGCGGTAGATGTCGGCGCTGGCGGCGGCTCCGGGGATGCCGCGCAACTCGGCGACCGCCTTGGCAATCTCGCCAAAGGCCTCGGGACTGGCGGCGGTCTTGAGCAGGCCTTCTTTCTTCAGTTCGCTGAACAGTACCGATGTCCACTCTTCGACGATCGACGCGCCGAGCGAAGAGGCGTTGCCGACCGGATCGGTGCCGGTCGTCCAGTACATCCGGGAGCGCACCGATTGGGCGCTGCCGTTATGGGCGAGGGCGTAGTCAAAGGCTTCGCTGATCCGCGTCTGTCGGATTGTCGCATTCCACATCGCGGCGGCGCGGTTCTTCGCCGCGTCTTGCCGTAGCTTTTGCGTGAGACCCCAAGCAGCGCTGACGACCGGCGATTCGACCCCGGTGCGCCGCATCTCGTCGGCGTCTTCGGCTACCTTCTCAAGCAGCGCCCTGGCTTCTTCCTTGCCGATCGAGCCGCGCGCGGCGATGCGGGCGACGCAGCGGTCGATGTTGCCTTCGTTGATCGTAATCGCCATCAGCCACCTGCCTCAGTGATGCACGATGCGGCTTCCATGACGGCTTTGGCACCCTCGTCGTCGGCCCAGCGGACGTCCTCCTCCGCCGCGCGAATGGCCTCGAGTTCTTCGGGCAGCAGGTTGGTATGGTCGATCGCAGCGAAGGCGTGTTCTGCATTCGCCACCGCAGTCTCGACTTCCGGCGACAGCTTGGGGAGAACCGGGGCCGCTGCTTCGCCGGGTGCCGCTGGTGCAGCCGGTGCGGCGGCTTCTGGTGGTTTCGCGCCTGGTTCTGCTGGCGGCTTTGCCTCCTCGGCGGGCTTCAGCCACCCCGGTGGCGGCTTCTCCACAGCCTCTGGTTTGGCTGCTGCGGCAGCGGCTGCGGGCCGGTCAAAGACTTCCTTGGTGGCTGCCTCGAGCCGGCCGAGCTCGATACCCGGTGCCCAGCCGTTGGTGGCGAGCCCGCGCGCCCGGTCAGCGACCCCGGCCACGTCGGGCGGGCGCCAGCCGAGGAGCCGCTTGGAATCGTCGCTGAGGATCGGCCGGTTAAAGGCGGCGCGCCACGCTTCGAGCTCGATCTGCTGTTGCGCGGCGAGACCGGCGCCGAGCATTGCCGCGCGGCCCCGCGCCTCGTCATAGGCCGCGGTCACCTTTGGCGCGAGGTCACGCATCTGCGCTTCGATCTGCTGGATCTGCTGCCTCGCCGCGCCGACATCGAGCGCCTCGGGCTTGTTCTCGATGGCCGACAGCGATTCCTCGAGTTGGCCGAGTTGCTCGCCGATCGCGGTGCGCTCGCGGGCGCTGAGCCGCGGGTTCTCCGCCCGCTGCCGGAGCCGGGCGACCTGATCTCGGAGCCCTTCGGTGTATTCGAATGAACTGCCGGCACCGGGTTTGTTGACGACTTCGGTGAGGTCCTGCTTTTGCGCGGTGAGCGTGTCAAAGACCCGGAAGGTCGCCGGGTCGGTCTGCCGCGCGATGCGGTCGACATCGAGCGTCCCGCCAATGTGCTCCGGCAAAGCGCCGACATTGCGGTTCTCCATAAACCGCCCGATCGCGGTGTCAGCGACCGGCGGACGGTAAAAGAACCCAGTGACATCGATCGGCTTGCCTTCGACGATCTGCGATACGGCGCCGCCGAGCGCATCGTGTTGGGCCTGTGGCCCGGCGCTGAGCACCGGACGCGCTTCGGCCGAGGCGTAATTGAGCGGTGGCAACCCGGTCAGATAGCGATAGCTCTCCCGCAGCGCGCCGGCGCCGATGACCGCGAGCGCCGCATTGAACGGCGCCTGCACCGCGGTGTCGTAGAGAAAATCGCGCATGTGGTAGTCGGGGTCGAGCGCCAGCTGGACGGCCGAGATCGGCGCCTGCGCCGCGGCGCCAAAGGTGACCCCGGAAATCCCCCGGGCGGCGGTGCGGCCGAGAAACGTCGCACCGAGCCCTAGCCGGGCGGCGACCGCCTCCTCGCCCAAGCCGGGCACGAAGAGCGTGCTGAGCTTCAAGGGATCGGTGGCGTCGGCGACCATCCCGGTGAGGGTGCGCGGCAACCAGGAGGTGTTGGCCTCAAACCGGCGGATCGCGCTGTCGGCTTCAATCCGCTCTCGCTGCTCGCGGCCGAGCACCTCGGCCAGACCTTGCGGGATCGGCTTGTCGGACAGCGCGGTCTTGCCGTCGGCCGAATATTGCTTGGTCTCCTCCGGCGAGATTGTCGGTGTCGGCGGCGCGCGCAGATCGTCCGCGGTGAGGGGCGCCCCGTAGGCTGCCGCGTTACCGGCCAGGTAGCTGCGGAAGAGGCCCGCGCTCGGATCCTGCGATGCCTCCTCGGCTGCGCCCAGCAGCAGGTTTTGTGTCGGCTCCTTGCGGATCAGTGCGGCCAGTCCCGCGCCCGGCGCCGGCGGCAGATTGGCGTATGCCTGGGCCGCGCCGGTTTCATTCTCCTCTTGGAAGGGGTCGAAGAGGAAATCCATTATTGTGGCGCTGTCAGGGGTGCGGTCGGTGGCTGCGCCGATGGTGGCGGCGGCATCGCGTGGACGTTAAAGGGGATGGTGATCGGGTAACCTTCCTGGTTCACCACCCGGCGCGCGTTGCTCGGGTCGATCAGTTCGATCCCGTCATGTCCGTTGATCCAGGTCGGGTGGGCCTTGATCGCAGCGACATAGTCATCCGCGGTCGGTGCGCCGGGGTAATCGCCGATGCCTCGGGGTACCATGATCTTGCTCTTGTCGAGACTACTGATGACCGCTTGGGCCGACTGGTCGACCGCGTCGTATTGCGCCGTCGGTACCCGCGCCCCGCCTTGCGGCATAAACTTGTAGAGGTCGGTAAAGGCGTGGACCGCCTTGTCGACCGCGGTTGCTTGGTCGAGACCTTCTTCCGACATCAGCGAAAAGGCCAGGGTACTGACCGAGTGCATCACCGAGTTGGCCTGCTGAGCCCGGGTCGACGAGGGCGGGATCGAGTTGATGAAATCCTTGACCAAGTCGTTGACGCGTACATTTTCTAGGACACCCGTTGGGCCGGTGACCTTGTCGGCGCCAAAGCGCTCGGTCCATACCTGGTTGCCCTTCTTGTCGCCCGGCTCGCCGCCGCGCTCTTCATTCAGACCCTGCGCCAGACGCATCGCATTGTTTTCATCCAGCACGCCGAGCGCCTGGTACTCGGTCGGCAGCTTGCCAAACTGGGTGATGTCCCGCCACACCTGCGGCCACGCCGAACCCCAGGTCTGCTGCAGGTTGTTTAGCTCGCCGCGGGCGTTCGCTGGGTCCTTGTACAGCGCCGCAGCGTAACCCTTCGCCTGATCCGCCGACAAGACATGGCTCTGCTCCGGTGCCAGGCCAAAGGCGTTCTGCCGGCCGATCAGCGCCTGCGCGTAGGTCTCGTGCGCGGTGGTGTAGGCCGGCATGTCCGCTGCCGTCTTTGGCTGGGGCATGGCGGCCAGCGACTGCGCCTGCTCCTGTAACCCGGGGGTCGAGGCGAAGGCCATCGCCGGGTCGCCGGGGGTGTCCTTGGTGCCGATGATCGTCTGTGCCCAGTGGGTGGCGGCGGTCTGATAAGCGGCAATGCCGCGTTCGCGTAAGGTGACGTCGTGGATCCCGGGCAGGCCGCGGCCCTCCTGCATCGCCGTCATGTCGTCGCTGATTTCCTTGAGGCTCTTGCCCTTGATGCCGTTGAGCGCGTTGCCGATTAGCTGGGCGTCGCTCTGCTTCGCGACCATGTCGTCGGCGATTTCCTTGGGGAACAGGTGACGGATCCGCGCCTCGTCGATCGGCGGGACATCGTCGCCGCGGGCCAGCTGGTTGCCGGTGTTGATGACATCGGTTTTGGTCTTCTCGATGTCGGTCTGGTGCCCCTGGATCCACTTGTTCTTCTCGATCTCGATATTGCGCATGACGCCATTGCGCACCCGCTCGTTGTCGATCTCGTAGGCCTTCGAGAGAAACCCTTCAAAATCCGGCCGGAGCGCTTCGGCCGGTGTCTGCGGCGGTGGGATTGGTGTTACGCCTGCCGGCGGTGTGGTTGTTGCTGCTGGGCCCTCCTCGATGATCGGATTGACGGGTGGCGCGGGGCCGGTGGCTGCCGTTTTCTGGCCGGCGCCCCCGGGTGTCGTCGCCGCCGGGCCTTCCTGGATGACCGGGGCCTGCTGCTGCGCCGCCTGTGCCTTGATCTTGCCCGCCATGCTGGCGTAGCCCTGCGGGCCGGGATGCACCCCCTCTGTGGCCCCGACGCCTTCGGCGGCGATCACCGGTACATTGAGCCGCCCCGCCATCTCGCTCAGCTGGGCGTTCTTCTCGGGGAATTTCGGCCCGTAGCCGACGACCATCACATTCGCGCCGTTCCCCTGCAGATACTTGATGGTGTCCTCGACCACCGGCATCTGGTTGCCGTTGCTCCCCGATGACAAAGTGATGGTCTTGCCCTGCCAATACTCCTTTGGTTGTTTTTGAATGTTGTCGAGGATCGTCTGCGGACTGTCGCCGCCATGGGTGGTGCCGGCGGTCTTCAGCTGGGTGTTGAGCCCGACGCCGAGGCTGTCGCCCCACACCTCGAGTTTTGGTGCCGTGCCGCCCGGCGCCGACGCTGGTTGTGCCTGTGCCTGCGGCGCGGTGGCGCCGGATGGTCCCACTACTTTGGCACGTAGGTCGTCATAGCGTTGCTGAAACTTATTCACAAACGCCGAGGCGGGCGCGTCGGGATTGCCGCCATTACTCTCAATGTTGGTCCGCGGGACAAGTTGCCCTGCCGGTGTGTTCGGGTTGTTGATCAGCGCCGTCGCACCGGCGACGCCCTGCTGATGCGCGAGATACACCTCGGCGTTGGTTGGCTCGCGCCCCAGGCTGTCGGCCAACTGCTGCTTACGCTGCGCCAGTAGCCTGACGCCGTGATCGATATCAGTGGCGCGGTCGCCCCTGGTACCGCCACCCATCGAGGCCCATTCGTCGTGACCCAGCTGAAAGATGTTGCCGCCATACTGGCTCTTCGCCTCCGACCCCATGTTCTGGCCCATGTCGGATTCGATCGCCGCCGTCGTCAGCGCCAGTTCCGGATCGACATTCTCCTTGAGGGCAACCTGGTGGATGTTGTCGGCGACGGTCTTCCGGTCGCCGGAAAGAGCCGCGGCAGGGCCAACGGCTTTCGGCGGCGTCGCACCCGCCGGCGGTTTTCCTCCCATGATTCGCGCGGTTTCCGCGGCGATGTTGGCCTTCTCGTCGGCGCGGTCCTTGCGCGCCTGGGCGGCGTCGAGCGACGCCTGGATATGCTCGATGTGTGGCCCGGTGAAAGGGACGCCGTTGGCCCTCGCAGTGGCAAGGACTTGCTTTGCCCGCGCCAGTCCTTGGTCGGTTCCGTCTCCGGCGAGGGCAGCGATCTGCTGGGTGGCGGCGTTGGCCCGCACGGTCGACTCCATCGCCCAGACTTGCTGGTCACTCGGTTCTACTCCGCCGTTGGCTAGCTGCAGCTGTTTATAGCCGGCGTTGATCGCGTCTGCGGTGGCGGCATCGACCGTCGCCTGATCCTGTGCTGACGTGGCGACCTTCAGCATGGCGTTGGTTTCTGTCGCCTTATTGACCGCCTCCGTATGAACCTTGAACTGCTGGTCGTAATGTCCGCCGATGGTGCGAAAAGAGTTCGCTTGCCAACGCCGGGTTTCGCTGTCGAATGAAAGCTGCTGCCGTTGGTTCTGTAGTCCGTCGTGGATGCTTTTGCGAAGATCCGTCAGCTGCTGGTAGACCCCGGGCGCCGCGCGCATGGCGCCCTCACCAGAGAGCCCCATAAAGCCGTGATCGTTGGGGTCCTTCGGGTCGCCGTAGAGGATCTTGTTCTCGCCCTCCAGGTACTGGTTGGTGGCGTTATCGGACGTGACCTGATTGAACAACTCCTGCTTGGCGATAGCGTTGTCCGCGAACTCCTTGGCGCCTTGACCGATCGTCTGGCCAAGCCCCGACAACGCCCGCCCGACCCCGGCGCCAAATTGCTCCGGGTCGACGTTGATCCTGAATTGCTCAGACCGGACACCCGGGTCGGACGTCGGCTCGACCGTCGGGACGCCGGTGTAGGGCGGGTTGGCGGCGGAGACGGTCGGCATCAGGCGAACCCTGGGACGCCGGTGGTCTGGAAGCGCATCCACTTATCGGCGAAGGAGGAGGCGCCGCCAATGATCGAGGAGATGCCGGAGATCGTACCGGCGGTCTGCGCGTTCTGCGCCTGCATGGTGTCGAGCTGCGCTTGCGCGGTGTCCGACAGCGCGTTGATCTGGTAGCCGCGCACCTGCTGCGCCGCCCGGTCGGCAATGTTGAGGGTGTCGAGGCGGCCGATCTGCTGCGCGCTACTCTGCACCTGGCGCGGCGAGCCGGTGGAAAGGTCGATCCCGCTCGCCCCCTCAGCGGCGAGGACCTGGCTATATGTCGCGGCGTTCTTGAGGTCCTGCTGCTGCGCCTGCGCCCGCCCGGTCTGCGCCGCGCGCGCCGCGTTCTGCTGCTGGATGACGGCATTGTTGCGGGCCACCTGGGCCTGGTAATTGGCCGAGGCGGCCTGGGCGGAGGCTTGCTGCTGGGCGCCGATAAAGCCGACCCCGGCCGAGAGCGCCGAACCCGCGAGCGAGGCAATAGCGAGGGTCTCAATGCCCACGGCTGACCTCCGTGTAATGCGCGAGGTCGACATTGGGGCGGCGACCGTACCAGAAGAGCGAGACCCCGTTGACTGGCTGCTCGACGGTAAAGCCGAGCCACTTGACCCAGCGCACCGAGCGCTCGAAGTCGGTCACCAGCAACCCCCAGATCGAGGCGAACTTCGGGCGCACCTCGTCAAAGCACCGCAGCACGGTGCGGACAAAGCCGATCGGCACCTCGTTCACCCGGTCAGAGCAGATGATCCACACATAGGCCTCGTCCGAGAGGATGTCGCGAACCTTGACCCCGCCCAGTACCACCGTCTCGCCGTCGACCACCCCGGCATAGGTCGCGAGGCTGGTGGCGAGCTCGTACTCGATCATCGCCTGCGGGTCGCAGCCGAGCCGGGCGATCTCGCTCGCTTCCTCCATGCGCATCGACGCGCAGATCTCGCGGATGTGCAACGGGTCGACGGGGACGACTTCAGCGCGTGTCACCTTGGGCGAGCTCCGGTATGACGGCCAGCACAGTCGCCGGCAGCGGGTAGTCCTGCTGGATCGCGACGGTGCCGAGCCTGTTGAACACCTGGTTGAGCGTCATCCGCTGGTCGCCGGTGTAAAGCCCGGGCCGGATATAGGGCAGCGGGTCGACGGCGTCGGTGCCGGCGGTGCCAAATTCCCACTCGCGCAGGTTCGCGAAGTCGGTGCCGAACTTGATCCGCGCGGTGTCCTTGACCCGGATCGTCGCCGCCGCGGCCTTCTTGCGCCGTCCCTGGATGGTCCCCGCCTCCTGGCCCAGATCGGCATAGACCGGTTGCACCTGCGCCACGAACGATAGACCGACGACGACCTGGCTCGCGGGCGTGGTCAGGGTGATCGCGCCACCCGAGACGGTAAAAGGGCCCTGCACCTGCCCATCCGCCAGCGCCATCACGCTATAGCCGTTGAGGTGCGCGAGGCCGCTCACCGTACTGACCACGGGGTCCATCCGCCACACCCCCTGGCCGGTGCCCGCCACACCGCCGGTCTCGTATCCCGGCACTACATTCGCGGTGACCTGGGTCGGGCTGACATAACCGGTGATCACCATCTTCACCGTCCACGCCCGGATCACGCTGCCGACATTGGCGGTGGAGAACACCGCAGCGCTCGCGGTGACCGTGATGGTCCCGCTCGACCCCGAATAGGTGATGCTGGCGGCCGGATAGGTCGACGCCGTGCTTAGCGCCGCGTCGAGGCACCAGGCGTCCTCGACCGTGTAGTAGACCTGATCGGCAAAGCGCTCGATATAGCGTTGGCCATTGCGGTTGACCGAGACGTAGACGGCGTCCATCGCACCTTCCTGCACCACCGCGATCGACTCGTAGAGACCTTGCGTGCTGTGCTGCGCCCAGCCGGCGATCTCCTGTTCCTTGAGATAGGTGAGCGAGAGGAGGGCGCCGTCGCTGCGGATCGTCCACACCACCTTGTTGGGCGTGTCCTGGTAAGCCCAGGCATTGATCGTCTGCGGGTAAAACAGGTGGGTCGACAGCTGGGTGATGTCGGTGCCGGTGTAGATGTTGAAGTAGAACATATATTGCAGGTCGCGGACGATCGCGCCCTCCGACTGCACATAGAGGACATTGTAATTGACCACGATCGGCGGCACGTCGGCCGAGCCGAAATAGCTCTGCGGCACGATGACGCCCGATGTCGGCGTCACCGCCAGCGGGTTGGCCGGCGACACGCCACCGCCGCTCAGCTGGACGATGCCGCTATCGGTACCGATGAGCATCCCGCCGGGCATCGACTGCAGCCAGAGAATGCGGTTGACCTGCGGGCTGGCGATGGTGAACTCAAAGCTGTCGCTGTCGACCACCGGGTTCGACACGCGGAAATCATTGGCGGTGCCGTCGCGCGAACCCCACAGCGTGTTGGGCTGGTTGTTGCTGTCGGCGTAGATCGCGCGCTGCTGAAAGAGCCCGGCGACCCCGGGGTAGACGCCGCTCGAGGGGCCGAGCGTCACGGTTCCGGCAAACCCGCTGCCGGGCGAGCCGCTGAGCACATAGGGCGAGAGCGTCGGCGGGTGCAGATAGCCTTGCCCCGGATCGACGATATCGAGCCCGACGATGCCGCCGGTCGCGCCCGGGGTCGAGGTGTCGAGGACGGGATAGATGATTGCGGTGGTGGTCGGTGCCGGATCGCCGGCGAAGGTCGTAACGTTCATCAGGGTCAGCCCGACCGGCCAGCCGCTCCCCGGGCTGGTGATCGTGTAACCGCTGATCTGCCCGGTCGAAAACGGATCATTGTGCAAGAGCGGCGTCTTGGTGAAATCGGGCACGACATTGGCATCGACAAAATTGGTGCCGTAGACAAAGCCGGCAAAACCGAGCGGGGTGGAGAAGGGCGGAATGTTGCCGGATGACGGCAGACCCTTATAGATCTTGTAGTAGGCCGCGCCGGCGACGGGGGACCAGAAGACGCTGACCGACCCCATCGTTGCGCCGATGTCGATCCCAGCGCCGCTGATCGCCGTCCGGCAAGGGGCGCTTTCGTTGCCCAGCGCGTCGACCGCCGCAACAGCGTAGGCGTAGTAGGTGTTCTGGGGATCGGTCGATCCCGCCGGCAATCCGCTGATGGTGATGCTGCCGATGCCCGAGGCGACAATCGGCACCGTGTCCATTTCGGGGTTCAGCGTCCAGTTGGTATCGCTGAGCCGGTTCAGCTGATAGCGCGGGTAGCTGGGATGGACGATGGTCAGGATGTCGGCCAGCTGCGAGAATTTGAGCGCCGGCAGATCGGCCACCGCATAGGGTGTGGTCACCGCGTAACGCGTGCCGGGGCTGATGAAGATGAACCCGGCATTGCTGCTGTTGGGATAAGCCGGTCCGCCCGGGTTCTTGATAAACTCGACCAGGTGATCGGTAAACACCAGCATGTAGGTCTGGCCGACCGCCGCCGAGAACTTGAACGGGTAGAGCCGCACATAGCCGGGGTTGCTGGCGAACCCGATAAACTGCGTGCCGGGCCGGGTCTTGGCGCCGCCTTTGTAATCGACAAAGAAATTGCGCATGGTGAAGGCGCCGGAATGGAACTTGGCCAGGTCGGTGCGGCCATAGAGCGCCGGCGAGACCTCGCCCGAGGCGAGCGAATTAAAGATAAAGCTGGCAGGCGCTAGCTGGTCGGGCATCTAGTAGACGCCCCCCGCATCCTCGGCCCACGGCAGGGGGTTCCACCCCTGCCAGCCGCTGGGGCCCCAGCCGAGATACCCGCTGTCGCGCACGCGGATCCAGTCGGGCGTGTGGTCATGCACCGTCCACCCCTCGTTGCCGTCGCGGATCCGGGCGTTGTTGAGCGCCTCGACGGCCATCGCCCGACACTCGCGCCGCAGCAGCACCGCGTCCTTCTTGTCCTTGATGCACGGCAGGCACAGCTGCGCCGCCAGGGTGAGAGAGAAAGCTTTCTGGAAGAGCGCATCCCAAGCGTCGGGATACTGCATCAGGCCGGTATAGACCCCGTGCGCGTTGGCGACATTGGCGAGGACGACCTTGGTCGAGTCGGGATCGTGACCCTCAATGTCGTCCCATCCGCCGTCCAGTGGATTGGGCAGCTGGTAGGAGTGGACGAGAAACGGCGCCGGGCCCCACCAGCGGCGATACCCAAACTCGTCGCCCGCCGGGACATAGCGGAAATGCACGCAGTCGACCGGCCACTCGTACATGTAGATCCACGGGTTGGGCACCGGGTTGCCAAAACCCGACGGGGCATTGGGGTCGGTCGATGGCGGGATGCTCGATCCCAACAGGGTCATCGGGATCTCTTTGCGGGCGAAGTTCCACGGGGCGGCGGAGAGCACAGACCGCAGCGTCAGCCAGTAGATCCGGGTCGCCGCCGTGGCGGCGGTCGTACCGTCGGTCAGTGAGCCAATGGGCGCGACGCCGATCTCGTCAAGCGCCTGGTTGACCACGTCCGTTGGGATTGTCGGGGTTGTGCTCAACGGCGGCTCCCAGTTTCACGTGAAACTTCTGCGCTAAGGCGGTGACGACCTTGAGGGTGAAGTCTTCCTGCCACAGATTGGGGTCGTTGACCTGGCCGGTGTAGACCAACAGGGCGTCCGGCGCGTTGGTCACGAGAAAGCGTGTCGTCGGCGACGGGCTGTAGACGTCGAACGGGATGTACTTAGGCTTCCAGATCGGCCGGAACACCGGTGTCACCATGATGTAGAGCGGCTGGACACAATCACCGGGGAAGACGTAGGAGTATTTGTAGTCGAGCGGCGGGATCGCCGGGGTCCATTGACCGTCTGCGAAATCATCGGGTGCCGTCATCATCAGCGTCAGCGCGACCATGCGCTGCGCCCAATACGGCATCTCGATCGTCAGCAGCTGGTCGCGGGTAAAGGCATAGGTCTCGAGGGCGACCCGTGCGGCGAGCGTGCCGTCGTAGATCGAGCCGATCCGCCGGCCTTTAAAGCCGATCATATCCAGGGCCTGGTTGCACAGGTTCTCGACGGAGAGGGTACTCATGGGTCACGCACATTCGCGGCGCCGGCAAACTGCAGCGCCTCGTCGATCGACAGCTTGTGCGCCTCGATGCGGTTCTCCAGGGCCATGAACAGCCCGCTCGACAGCAGCCGCACAAACGAGTCGGTGAACATCGAGTCCCAGTTCGTCTCCAGCACCAGGTTTGTGGTGTAAAACAGGAAACTCGCCCGCGCCGTCGCAAAGATCAGGGACGTGCTGCCCTCGATGTTCCACGCCATCGGCTGCGGGTCAAAGTCATCGATCGTATAGGGGACGAGTTGGCGAATGCGGACGCAGTCGGCGGGCAGGGCATAAACCCACGCCCACGGCGGCGGTCCCCCGCTTTCGCCGCTCACCGCATGATAGGCCGCGGCGAAATCATAGTCGCCCTGACGCAGCATAAAATCGCGGAACTCGTCGTAGAGCAGACCGCAATAGAGACCCTCCGGCGAACTCACGAGATCGGTGATCTGCGAGCGCGTGCCGGCCATCGCCAGCGCCCTGTTGCAGAGATCGAGTTGAGTCGTCATCTAGCACCCCGGCCGCTCGCCACACCACGCTTTCCAATACGCGGTGACGGCATCGAGTTGTTTTTGCACCTCGGTCGCATCATCCTTCGCCACCGTCAGCGTCGCTCCCATCAGAGCCAGCTGTTGACTGAGGGTGGCGATCTGCTGCGCCATGTATTGCATCTCCAGCGGCGGCACCCGGCTGTCGACGCCGTTCATCACCGAATGCCCGGTCTGCGCCAGGGCCACCCCCGGCAGCAGCAGCGCCGCTATCAAGAACCTCAGCAATGCGTCACGAGCCCCTTTGCTGTCGCGAACGAGGACGTTGGCGTCCCGCTGCAAGTGACCCCGGGCACTCCAGCCATCGAGACCGCCCCGCTCCCCGGCTGAAACTGGATCCCGCCGGTGCTGCTTTCCGCGATGACGAGGGTGGCCACCCCGCTGCCGTTCTCGATCTGGGAGAACGAGGCGACGCCGCTTGAGGTAGCACCACTAAAGCTCGCGCCGGTGTTGTTGACGATGGAGGTATTGTTGTAGACGGCGACGCCGGCTTGTAAGCCGGGGATCGCGTTGACGACCTCGAGCGGCCCGGTCGACAGCGCCCGCAGCGAGATGGCCTGAATGCCCCCCGAACTATCGTAATAATTCAGCCTGATCTGCTGGCCGGGCACGCTGGTGCCCGGCAGGCTGGTCGCCCCGAGCAGAATACCGATATCGCTGGCCCCATCCTGCGACCAGATGGATTGTCCCCACTTGATCGTCCCCGGCGACTGATTGCTCAGGGTGCCGACGACAAAGCCGGCGCTTTCGGCTGGCGTCTGGGTGCTGGCACCGACGAGTACCAGCCCGTAGGCACTGGTGCTGGCGCTATAGACGTTGAGATCGAACTCGTTATTGATAACCGCGCCGGTGATCCCATTGCTGTCGGTGACGATCGTGTTGATGCCCCAAGAGTACGCGTTTGAGACTTTGGACCGGGCGATGCCGAAATAAGCCACGGCGTTCTGCGCTGCGCCAGCATTATAGGTCGCATTGTTATTGTCGATATAAGCGGCCATCGCCGTCGTGTTTAAAATATTTGAAGTAGTGCCAGCAGTGGCGGTGACAATACTGACGAGATTATCAAAGTTGTTGTTGATAACGAAATCACTTGGCAGGCTGGTCGCGTTGCCGCGCAGCAGGTAGTTGTAGCCGCTCACCGTGCGCGGCACGCCGGTGCCAGGGCCGTTACAGGTAAACACGACCGGCGACGGCAGGAACCCGCAGGCACTGTCGGCGACCGCCGTCGATCCGTTCCACTTGACAAAATCGCCGGTGGTGGGAAACGGACTGGTCGGGCCGCTCACATTGCCGTTGCCAGCGCCGGGAAACGGATACGGCGTGCCGTTGATGGTAATGAGCGTGTTGCCACTGCCATCATGACCGATGCAGATCGGGTGATCGGTGCCGGAGAGTGGCTGGCCATTGTGAAAGCACAGACCGAGCGCGCCGCCATCGGAGATCGCGAACGGATTGACGCCGTGGCCGGTGTTGTCGCCGTTCACCCCGCCAGCGTCTTTGATGATGCCGGTCTGATCCCACTTGGTCGCGTCGTTGGGACTGACCGCGCCGGACTGCCGCACCGCCGATTGCGCCAAGGCGAGGGAGGGGATCAGCGCAACGGTGAGCGCGGCCAGCAGGCGCCTCATCGTGGCGCCCTCGGCAGCGGCGGCAGGGGCGCCTTGGGCGCTACCAGCTGCACCGGAGGCGGCGGCGGTGCGGCGTCGGTTGGGGTCAGAACGGGGACTTTTCCTGTTCGCACTGACGCGCCATCGGGCAGCGGCGGTCGCCGCTGCATGCCGTCCATGCCGGGGATGTAGCGTTCCTCGAAATCGTCAGCGTGGATCGGCAGCGTGTTGACCGGGTCGATCGCGCCGCCGTCATCCAGCAGCCGCTTTTCTTCCAGGGCAATAATCGTCTTGGCTTCGTCATCGAGCGGAATCATGTGCAGCGTTGGCCAGCCCACCTTGTACGGTGTGCCGTCGCCGACGATCGTGCCTTCCCTGTTGAGGGGCTCGTTGGTCGTGTCGCCCGGCAGCCACAACCGCTGGCCGTCCGTGGTCTCGAGCTCGTGATCGATGCGCAACCGATACTTCGCCATCGTCGTTCACCTTCAAAAAGCGCCGGAGGGGCGGGGGAGGGGATCATCGCGGCGCCCCTCCGGCTCAGTACGATCCGCGCTATGAACGCGGGTCGTCCCCCAACTCAGGCCATCCGCGCCGTGCCGACATAGATCGAATGATCACCGCTTAGCGGCGTCGGCGAGGGTGGTGGCAAAGGGCCCGTCACCGGCTTCCCGGCGTAGTCCTTCGCCCCTTTCTCCAGCGCCTGCTGGTAGGACACGGGATCGCTCTTCTGCTCGGCGTCTACCAGCTTCGGGTCGGCGACCATCTGGTCGAAGGGCGACACCGTCGGGTCGTCCCACGGCGCCTTCATGCCATAGTGATCCTGGAACAGCTTGTCGACTGCCGCCTTTCCCTGGTCGTCGAGGCCCATCATTTGCGTGGTGGGTTGCCCGGGGTAGCGGTAGGGCGTGCCGGTGCCGACCTCGGTGCCCATCGGCAGCCACGCACCGTCGATGATATGCGGCGCGAGCAGCCGGTACTTGCCGCTGTCGGCCGGTGGCGCAGCCGGCGTGGCAGCCGGTGGTGCCGTCGGCTTGGGGGCCTGGTCGCTGGGCGGGCTTGATGTCGTTGCCATGGAGAACCTCCCTAGTTGGCGATGACGACGCCGGGCGGATAGGAGATCTGGTCCTGCCGGTCGAGCACGAGCGCGCCGAACAGGGTCCCCGCGCCGTGCGTCCCGGCATTGACGTACTGCAGCCGCAAGAAGCGCGGCAGCACCTGCTTGCCGGGTTGGTACGGCGACGGCAGCCAGATCCGCGGCAGGTCGACATTGGCGATGTAGCGGCCGGCCAACAGGTCGGCCTCGAGGATCACCCCCGAGTCCCACATCGTCGTGTAGGTGCCGGGGAGACCCGAGCCGTTATCGGGCGCTCCCTGCAGCTGCACATCGATCGAGGTGCCGCCAGTCAGGGCGGTCATGATTTGCACCAGCAGCTTGATCGCCGGGTCGTCGCCGATCCCCATGTCACGCGCGGACACGAGGTCGATGACATTGGTCGACTGCTGGGTGCCGGTGGTCGGGCTGTCCACCATAGCCGCGGTGTTGCCTGCGGTGCCGGTGAATTGAAGGGCTCCATCAAGGATCATCTGAGGTCTCCTTAGACAAGACGGGCTTCGGTGTTGAGGAGCGCGTCAGACGTCCTCACCGGGATGCCGCGAAAGGTGGTGACCACCTCGCCGTCGAACTGGCGCAGCTCGAGCAGGACGTTGGTCTTGTTCATCGCCTGCAGGTCGAGATAGGTGCGGACCACACGGTTGCAGTAGATGACCGTGCGGCCCATCGAGCCCTGGACCGTCGGCGCGTCGGAGGTCTGCACTCCGGTCGCCATCGGTGCGGTGGTCGGCATGCGGTAGAGCAGCCGCACAATCGAGTTGATCAGGTTGGCCGCATTGACGCCCGAGAGCAGGGTCACGTCGATGTTGCAGAGGCGGGCGGTGTAGCGCCAATCCCGCACCGACAGGCCAAGCTCCCATTTGAAGTGATCGCGGTAGGCCTGGTAGGTATTGCCGTTGATATCGGAGACCGGCCATTCACCCATGTCGCGGTGCTGCAGCCCACTGATCTTGCCCTTAGGGAAGATGCCGTGGCAGGTGTTTGGCCCCCACGTCACCACCCAGAGCGAGGTGTTGCTGCCGGCCGTGCCGCCGCCGTCGATGACATTGGCCGCGGTCTGCGACGTCGTCGTTAGCACCGAGGGGTAGCGCGGGCTGAACCCGCCAAACCGCTCGGGGTTGGTGATGGTGTTCCCGTACCAGACGGTGGTCGCCATCTGCTGGTTCATACCCTCGAGAAAACCCATCGCCTCGGACATGCGGAACGACGCCGTGTTGCCGTTGAGGTCGGCGATGTCCTTGTCGATGACGGCATAACTCTCGAGGTTGCCGCAGGTGTCGACGACCTGGGAGGTCTGCGACTTGGCGTTGGGAACGCCATAATTGAGCATGCGCCAGGCCGCTTGCGGCAGGCCGTTGCGCACGGTGGTCTTGTGACCGGTGGGCAGATTGCCTTCTTCGACCAGCATGTCGAGCAGGATCTCGTTGGTTTGCGAGAGCAGTTCGATGATGCCGTCGACTTTGCCGCCGTCATCCAGCCGCTTTGCCCAGTCGGCATAGGTGAGGGCGGTGGTGCCAAGTGTAGCCATGTCAGCCTCTCAAGTTGGGAGTCCCGGAAATCGGACCGTCGGGCCCGTACATCGCCTGGGCGATCGACGGGCGTTCCCCGTTCACCGACCCGTCCCGGTTCCGGGCCGCCGGGCCACCCGCGATGGCGCCGCCCTCGCTGAGGCCCTTGGCCCAGCGGTAGAGGGTGCGCACGACGGCGGGGTTGTTGCCGGCGCCGGTGAAGACGAGCGCTTCACGGAACTTGGGATCCGACAATTCGGGGTTGTCGAGCACCCGGGAGACCGTCTGCTTGACACCGGCGAGATTGCTTCCCCCCAACTCAGGGTCGGCCTCGATCTCGCGCTGCCAGTCGCCTTGCTGCTTGTGCCAGCCATCAAACTGGGACTTGAGCGCGGCATTGAGGCTCTTCGCGTAGAGATCGACCAGACCCTGAGCACTCTTCTGGCTGTAGCCAGAATCCTTCATCAGTGTTTTGAACTCCTCGAACCCGTCGCCGGTGGCGTCGAAGCCCTCCGGCATGGTGAGCTTCTCAGGCTCGAACGCATCGACGACCGGTGGCGCGTCGCCGAGGACCGAACCCGGCGCGCCGTCAGCAGTTGGCGCTGGCGTCGGCTCCGTCGTCGGTGTCACTGGCGGCGGTGTCGTGTCCGTTGCCGACGCTCCAGGTGTCGGTTCGGGTGAGGGATTGGCGGCCATGGGTGGCTTCCTTCAGCATCTGCAAAAAGAGGTCGGGGGAGGCTTCGCGAAATTGGTCAGCAAGCGAGGCGCCGACGTATCGAATGCCTTCCTGATGCGCCATCTGAACGAGATCGCCAGACAGGTAGCTCTGGTGAATGCCGCAAAACAGGAAGATAAAATTGTAGAAGAAGTCGCGGCCGACCGGATCGGAGAGCGTTCGAGCCAGAAATTCACGTTGGGCCCGCATCCGGGCTTCCTTCTGCTCGTTCTGGTTTCTTGCCGAGCGCGCCATGTCACGCCGCCTCCCGGCCGAGCATCAGCTGCAGCGCGTTCTGGCCGCCGCCGACATCGGTTTGGCTCAGCGTCTGCGCGCCCTGCACCGCAGCGGTGCCGAGCTGTGCGCCCTGCTGCTGTTGTGCCGCCTGCGCCTGCCGCTGCCGCATCTGCGCCACCACCTTGGGGTCGCGCAGCAGCTTGGGGCTCACCCCCAGCGCCTCGGCGTATTCGTCGATCGTCGCGTCCTCGTCGAGATTGTCGAGCACGCCGGGTTTCACCGCAGCGAGGCTGCCGGCAAACCCCCACAATTTTTCGATCCCCGCTGTCGCGATGCCGCGCTGCGCCAGCGCCAGCATCGAGATGTAGTCGACCTGGACATGGGTCGGCATGTTGCGCAGCTGCGGCGGCGGCGGCGGCAGCAGCCGGCCGCGTTCCATGATCCCCCAGGTGCGGTCGATCGCCTTGCCGAGCCCCTCACCGAGGATGCGCTCGAGGACGGGGCCGAGCAGCACCAGCTTCTCCTCGCGCCGGGCGTCGATCTCGGTCGCGGTGCGCACCGTGGTGAGGTCGCTGATCCCGGTGAAGAGATCATTGTGGAAGGTGATCTTGATGCGCGACTGAACCTCGGCGATGTCCTGCTTCATCTCGGCGATCGGCGGCATCACCGTGTAGAGCGGCTTCGCCCCGACCCGCTGGTTGTCGAGCCCGGCGACATAGGTCCAGCCGCCCGGGATCGTCGAGGCCGGCTGGTTCTTCAGCTGGACATCCGCGATCATCGGCGGGTTGACCATCTTGTCGATCGCCTGCGCCTTGCGCCGGGTCTCCTGCTGCAGCTGCTTGATATCGCCGAGCGCGTCCATTCCCGGGCTACGGCCGTAGGGGTCGTTCGCCGTCACGTCCCAGCGCGGGCACATCCCCGGCCACTCGTAGAACCCCTTGACCCGTAAGAGCTTGTCGCGCGGGCTGCCCCACTCCCAATAGGCCTCGCGAAACGGGAAGCGCTTCGGCACCAGACCGGGAAAGCCGGTGTTGGGCTCGATCAGGTGCATCACCAGCTTCTCGTGGCTCTGCTGCCCGCTCATGCCCGGGTTTTTGGTCGAATTGACCGACTGCTTGACGTCGTCGGTGACGTTGTCGATCCCGAACATGTCGGCGATCTGGCGGTGGGTCAAAGTGAACTCGCGCGCCAGGTTGTTTATCGTGAAGCGTTCGTCCTGCTCGAGGAAGTACTCGCCAGCGCAGGGATTGTATAGCTGGATGACGTTCTCAAAGTCATCGTAGATGATCACCGCCGCGGTGCCGAAGACCACGAGGTCGAAATACATCACCCCCATCGCCGAATAGAAGTTCGACTCCTGGAACACCGCCATCATCCGCCGCTCGCACTCTGAGAGCCAGGCGGCGACGGTGAGATCGTCCTCCATGTTCTGGATGCTGAACTTGAACCACGGGCGGGTCGGACTGGTGATCCCCGCCATCATCCCCGAGGCCAGCACCCGGGCCGCCAGCGTCCCCGTGCTGTCGACGATGTTCTGGTTGATCGGCGACCCGCGGTTCCACTGGTTGGTGATCACCAGCCAGCGGTAGCGCCGCGGCAGGATAAAGTCGGCGAGCTCGCGCCAGTGCAACCACCACGAATAGCGGCGGATCCGCATGCCCGCGAGCTTCGAATCGAGGTAGGTCCTATAGTCGTCGATCGATGCCACGTCTTAACTCACAGGATCAGCCATATCAGCACCGCCGCCAGGATCAGCAGCAGCACCAGCGCCACCGCGAGGTAGCTGGCCCGAGCGGTAAAAGGGTTCCAGTTCATCTTGAGTCCCGTTCCACCACACATGATCGGCCCGCCCGCCGGTGATGCCCGGCATCACGTCGGTGCGGGGTTGCTGCCAGAACCACCACGGTCCCTTTGGGTGGTCGGGCGAGGGCGACACCATGCGCGGGCAGTCGCGCATCAGCGCGGTCTCCGGCACCCGCACGGCGCGCACGATCGGCAACCGCCCGGTCGCGGTCTCCAGCCAGTGGATGACGTCCTCGATCACCGGCGGCGGCGCCGGGTCGGCGGCGCCAAAGGCCGGTTCCCAGGCGACCATGGTCGGCCCCCTGGTGCGCAACCCGACGGTCTTGGCAAAGTGTTCGCACTGCAGCCCGGCGGGTTCGGCGGTCACCACGTGAAACGGGATCAGCCAGCGGCCGGTCTCGGCGAGCCCCTGGAGATTGATATCCAGGAGCGGGTCGACATAGCGGGTGCCGAGCGTCGCCATCGCGAAGACCAGCACGTACTCGGCCGGCACCTCGCGCCAGGTGATCCGCCCGCGCCCGGCATGCACCTCGAGACACCCGCCAAACATCGCGTCACGCTCCAAAGAGTTGCTTGCGTTGGGTCGCGCCCGCCGACGGCGCACCCATGGCGCCGCCGACATTCAGGATGGAGGACTGGAACAGACCGGCCGGCGCCTGGCCCGTCGTTGAGGGCGGGTTGAACGCCGCGCTCGCATAGGTCGGCGGGTTGGGCGGCGGTGGTGGTGGTGGTGGCGGGGCGGGCGCCGAACCCCCTCCGAACATCAGATCGGACCCTTGCCGCCGTTGTGGAAGCGGTCGAGCACCCCCGATCGGCTGATCGGGGTCTGCGCCCGGTTGCGCGCCTCCTGGACGATTTCGTTGCCGGTCGAGTAGCCCTCGTCGGTGTTGCCGAGCGGCGACTTGTAATCGCGCCGGTCATTGACCCCGTTGCGCCGGTCGCCCTCCACGGTATGGTGGATGCGGACCTGACCGCCGTCAGTCTTCGACCCGCCGAACTGCTTCGAGTGCTTGTTCAGTTCACCCACATGACCTTTCATCGGATTCTCCTCATAGCGCTGAACCAAAGATGTCGGCGGTGATCGTGCCGGTGGTGTAGGTGACGCAGTTGGCGCCCGACGACACCAGGGCAACGGCGCCGATCGACGCCCGCAGCGGTGGACCGGGGGCAAAATTGAGGTAGCCGGTCCCGGAGGCCGGGAGCGCCGCGCAACCCAGCACAAGATTGGCGGTGAGCGTGCCCGGCGCCGGGGCCACCGTGGCGTTGTAGAGGATGAGGAAGCCCGCGGTGGCGGTGCGGTTGGCCGCATAGACGCCGTACACATTGCCGGGCTGCGCGAGCAGCGTGTCGGCGGCGGCCCCGATCCCGGTCTGTGGCACCAGCCCGACCGCGGGACCGTTGGGCGAGGACGGCCCGACGACGACGGCATTGAAGCCCTGGCCCCAGGCGAGGCCGCCGGCGTTCAGCAGCAGGGCAATCGCCCAACTCGTCGCCAGGAACAGTGCTCTCATCCCTTGACCCTCTTCAGGCGCGGGTTGGCCTTCTTCGCCGCCGCGCCGGCGTTGCGCGCCCCGGCCGCGAGGATCGCCCCGGCGCGGTCCTTCGAGACCTCCTGACGCTTGGCGATCGAGCTCGCCGCGGCCTTGAATCCGGGATGCGACTTCGCCATCAGCTGGCACTCCGCTGCCGCCCGAGGCTCGGCCCGTTGTCGACCACGTAGAACGTCGTCGTGCCGTTCACCGCGCCCGAGTACTGCCACTCGTTGCCGCGGCTGTGCCCCATAAAGACCAAACACATCACCGGCCCGGAGGCCGGTGGCGTCGTCAGCTTGGTCGCCTCGGTCGGGGGATGCGATCCGCCCGAGGTCTGGCCGTAATAGGTCTTCGCCATCCAGCGCTCCTTCAGGCGGCAATGCCCCAGTTCTTCGGGTCGAACGGGTCGTAGTCAGTTTCGATGGTGCTGCGCTGCGGACCCTCGCCACCAGCAAAGGCGTTCGGCGCCACCGGCCAGGCAAAGGTCAGCGCCAGCGCGTCGGCCCAGTCCGGGCTCGCCACCCCGCGCCGCCGCATGTCGTCCTTGCGCTCCAGCTGGATCGCGTCCTGCGCGTTGTAGCCATAGGTCGGGCCCACCAGCTGCGCCCCCAGTTCGGGCACGTCCTCGATCGCCCCGACCGCCAGCCACGCCCGCAGCGCGCCCCACATCTCGGCCCGCTTGTTGGCGTATTTCTCGGCCCGGGCGAGCGGGTCGATGACGCTTGGCCGGCTCCCGAAATTCACATCGATGACATCGAGGCGCAGCTGCCGGCAGCGGTCGACCACCCCACCGCCGACCCCGGTGCCGTCGATAAACACCGCGTCGCAGCGGTAGGCCTGCGCCACCTCGACGATCCGCGCCGCCACCGTCATCGTGTCGGCGCCGCGCAGCCGGGTCGCCGGGATCGAGCGCGCGTCGCGGCCCTTGCGGATCACGATCACCGTCTCGTCGTCGCCAAACCGGGCGATGTCGCAGCCCATCACACAGGCATCAAAGGCGTGTGCCTCGGCCGGGCGACCCCGGGCCTCGTTGACCAGGTAGGAGGGGATAAATTCCTGGCTGCCGACCCGCGGGAAGACGCCCTTGACCCGCACCCGGAAGAAGTCGCTGTCGTCGCCATAGGCCTCGGCCCAGGATTTGATCTGGTCCTTGTTGGTAAAGCTCACCTCGCGCGCGTCGACCTGCGTCACATGCCAGCGCTGGCTGTCAAACGCCTCGCGAAACCGCCCGGAGGCCCGGGTCGGGTTGCCGCAGATCAGCCACAGCCGCTCGGTGTCCTCGTCGGTGAGGAACCCTTCCGACGTCTCAAAAATCAGGTCGGGGATGGCCGAGGCTTCGTCGTAGATCATAAAGACCCGGCGACCCTGGTTGTGCAGACCGGCAAAGGCCTCCGGGTTGCGCTCCGACCACGCCACCATGTCGACCCGCCAGGTCTTCTGCCGGCTCGCCTCGAGGGCAAAGAGGCAGGTCGCCTCCAGTTTGAACAGATCATGGTAGAGGAAGAGCCGGAACCACTTGGCGAGTTCGGCCCAGGTCTTGGTTTTGAGTTGGGTTTCGGTGTTGGCCGTCACCACGCCTCTGGTGTCGACCGCCGTCGTCGTCGCCCACAGGATCACCCAGGCGACCAAGGCGCTCTTCCCGACCCCGTGCCCCGAGGCGATCGCCTCGAGGATGGCGGTCTTGGGGTTGAGACCTTTACCGATGCGGTCGAGCAGCTGCTGCTGCCACGGCTCGGGACCGTAGCGGTCGGCAAGCTCGCCCGTGCCCCACGGGAAGAGCGCCATCACAAACCCCAGCGGGTCGCGGCTAAACGACGCCAGATAGCCGACCATGTCGTCGGGCGCGCTCACGGGTTCACTGCACCCACGGATGAATCAGGGTCTGCGCCCGCGCCGTCATCAGCTTGGTCGCCCGGCCGCGCATCCCCTCGAGCGTCGCCGCCACCAGGATCCACCACTGCGCGTCACGCTGTAAGGCTAATTGCCGCGCGCAGCTCTCGGCGACCTTGAGCGCCTCGGTCAGATTGCGGAACGACTCGCCCTCATAGAGGCGTTCTTGGCCGAGGACGCGGTCAGGCCGCATCCTCGTCGCCCTCGGTGTCGGTGGTGCCATCGTCGGCCGGCGCGTCGTCGCTTTCCGGCGCCGGTTCCGATGTGCCTGGCGTCTCCGGTTGCGGATCCGGACCCATGATTACCCCCATCCCGGTTAGAAGATGGGCGCATAATACGCACAAGATATGGTAGAGTGCGCAATAGATGTAGTATCAGGCGTTTACTATCAATGGGTTGGCAATGCCCATTCTTCCGGTCAGAAATGTAACGCCGTCAAAAGCAACCCTCGAACGCCGCGCGGCGAAATCAAAGGCGTGGCACGAAAACCCGAACAACGCCAATAACCGCACCAAAGCCAATTGGGACCGGATCGAAGCCGACCGGCTCGCCGCCCAAGTCGAGGCCCCCGCGACCGGATCCGCCTCGCTCCGCCGCTTGCGCAGCATCATGGCCGACAACGACGCCCCGCTCTTCCGCCGCCTCGATGCCGCCGAAATCATCCTCGGCTACGAACTCGCCCCCGGGGCGCTGGCCGGCACCGACCCCGACACCGTCGCCGCCAGCTCCTACCAGTTCCTCAACGTCGTCATCGCCGAACCGACCGTCTCCGAAGCGCTCGAATTTCGGGCGTTGAAGGCCATCGCTCAAGTCGAGAACGCCCGCGCCCAAATCCGCAACGCCGGCGAACAGCTGGGGATGAAACGGGCGATGCTGGTGGATTTAGTCAATACCGAACGGCGCGTGGTGCTGGTCGCGCGCGGCGCATGGCCGTGTGCTTCGCGCTGGTGGCTCGATACGGCCGATGTGTTTGCCTGGCCGCCCGACTGGCCCGGGATGTGGTCCTGGCCGCCATCCGCGATCGCCGAGGGCTACCGCCGCGACGCGGCGTCCTTCCGCGAGACCCTGCGCGCGGTGCGCGCCACCAACCGCGACGACCGATGGGATGGCTGACAACGGCAACCCCACCATCCCCGGCGCGGTCGCGAGCCTCGGCAAATCGCTGATCACCACGCTGCCCCCCGCCTTCCTGCTGCTGGTGCTGATCAATGTCGCCTTTATCGGGTTCCTCATGTGGTTTCTCGAGGACCAGCTGGAACAGCGCGATGCCATGGCCAAACAACTGTTTGATCGCTGCCTTGAAATGACCCTAAAGGTCGCCCCCTGATGCCCGACACCAACTCAAACTGGGGCCTCGCCGCCGGCAACTACCGCCGCATCGGCCTCCTCCACGACAGCACCCTCTCCACCAGCGGCGGCACCATTCACGGCAACCTCACCATTACCGGAGGATTGACCGTCGCCGGCACCACCGCGCTCGACGGGTCCACCGCGACCACCCCGGCGACCGCCGACAACTCAACGGCGATCGCGACGACGGCTTGGGTCAAGGCGCAGGGCTACGGCACGGGCGGCGGCGGCGGCGTTACCAGCATCACCGCCGGGACGGGCCTCTCCGGCGGCACGATCACGACGACGGGCACCATTGCGCTCGCCAACACCGCCGTCGTCGCGGGCACCTACCAGGGCATCACCTTCAACGCTCAGGGCCAAGCCACCGCCGCTGTCAACCAAAGCTATCTGACCGGGAACCAGACCATCACCCTGTCCGGGGATGTCAGCGGTTCCGGCACCACGGCAATCACCACGACCCTGCCAACCGTCAACGCCTCACCGGGGGCCACAGCCCATGCCAGCTTGACCACCAATGCCAAGGGGCTGGTCACGGCGAACAGCGTCGGCAACCACACCGGAGACGTTACCAGTGTTGGCCTCGCCACAACCCTGGCAACCGTCAACGCCAATGTCGGCACCTTCCAGGGGATCACCGTCAACGCTAAAGGCTTGGTCACCGCCGCCGTCAATCAAGGCTATGTGACGAGCAGTGGCGTGACGAGCCTTGTCGCCGGGACGGGCCTCACGGGCGGCACCATCACCACGACCGGCACGATGGCGCTCTCGGTTCCGGTGCTCACCGCCAACGGCGGCACCGGGCAGACGACCCTCACCGCCAACGCTGTGCTCGTCGGCAACGGCACCAGTGCGATCACCTCGTCTGCCATCACCAGCGACAACGGCACCACGCTCAGGGTCTCGACCAACCAGGTCATCGGCACCGCCGTCACCGCGCCGCCGGCGAACAGTTTGGTGGTCAACGCCGCGGCGACCACACCGCAGGCCGTCAGCGTCACGCCGCAACTGTGGCTCGCCGCCGACAGTGCCAACGCGGTCTGTCTGATCGACGCCTACGGCACAGCACCCTTTGCCAACCTCATCGGCCGCAAGTCGCGCGGCACGCCGGCGTCGCCCAGCGCCCTGCTGTCAGGCGATGTCATCGCCGCCCTGCAGACCATCGGGCGCGGCGCCACGACCTACGGCGCGGCGGCTACGGCCCTCTTGGTGGCCGCCGCCGAGGCTTGGAGCGATACCGCGCAAGGCACTCTCATCAACGTCGTGACAACGACGCCAGGGTCGACGACGACCGGCACCCGGATGCAGATCAGGCAAGGTGTCATCATCGGCACCGGCGCTGATCCGGGGCAGAATAACCTGAGTGTTGTCGGCAATGCCTCCATCGCCGGCAGCGGCGTCCAGTACACCGCGCTCGGTTCAACCAACGCTATCGGTATGTCGTGGAACAACCGGCGCGCCAGCCACGTCTCGGGTTATATCGATAGTACCTATGTCGGCGACTTTGCCTGGTTTGCCGATATATCCGACAGCCGGCTAAAGCGCGATGTCCAGCCCTACACAGCCGGCTTGGCCGAGGTTGAGTTACTCGACCCCGTCAGCTGGCAATGGAACGGCGAGGTCGAGCACTACGCCGACGACGGCGTGCGGCACTACGGCCTGCTCGCCGATGCCGTCGCCGCCATCCTGCCCGAAGCCACCGGAACGCGCGAAGGGGTGATCGACGGCGAGACCGTCGCTATCGCCACCCTGCAGCCAACCGCCCTCATCTGGCCACTGATTAACGCGGTGAAGGAACTCAGCGCACGGGTCGCGGCGCTCGAGGCAAAGGCTGCTTGATTATTCATCATCGTTCTTCATCCTTGCCGATACCTGTTGCGCCATCCCCGCGAGCTCGTCTCGCCGCTCCGCCACGAGCTCGGCAATGTTGCGCCACACACCCGGCGGTACTTTGTTGCGCTCGTAATGCCAGTTGCGGATCGCCCCGCCCGACACCTCAAGATCGCGCGCGAGGCCGGTGTGCCAGTTCTCCCCATACAAGGCGCGGCCAGCTTGCTCGATCAACGCACCATCGCCCGCAATGCCGGTGCGCCGCGGGTCTATCTCGCTCATGACCGAACCCGAATGATGTGATGCAGGCAATCAATAACAGCATTAGTGTGGGCGTGTGCGGCTGATGCATCGATGGCGTAGCCGCTGTCTTCGTCGTAACAGGCACCCAGATCGTCGAGTGCATCACCGAGCCTCTCGGCTTCCTCATCGGTGATATCGTTCAGTTCGGCATCACTCAACACATCAAGCGTTGCTTCATACGCACCCCCGATAGGCCCGTCGCTTTCGATTAGCGCGCCGAGGTCATGCGCGCGCATGATGTCGATAAGCTTTTTGCCGTAGTTCATTTCTCAGGTTCCTTTCCTTGACCCTAGGCGCGGACCACCCGCGCCCTATCGGTTGCCACATTATCCGAAAAATGGTTTCCCGGACATGCGGTGCGACCATCATTCCCGGCGCCGATGTTGGAATTATGCGATCGGCGCCGGTTTTGCCCCGTTTCTAGGCCGCCGCCCGCCAGCGCGTGAACGCGTTCACCTTGCTCGCCGCGCCATGCGCGATAATGACGGGGTCCGCTTTGGCCTTCGCGGTCGTGCCGCCACACGCCAGGCAGGCTGCGCAATTGGTCTTTACGCCCGCCTCTTTTGAGGCCGGGCAGAGAAATTCATGGTCTAGCTTCGGCTCTGTCGCGAGCCGAACGCGGAACGTGCGGAAACCTAGGAATTTTGCTTGTAGCCGATCCTGCGGCGTATCGCATGACGCCATGACGATTGCGGCGAGCTCAGGGTAGTTGCGCCATTGGTGCGTGTAGCCCGTATGCCCGACGGTCTCAGCCAGCACGCGTTCCCAGATATAATAAGGAACGGCGGCGGGGTCTCCGTATGAGCCAATCCGGATTTTGCGGCCGGCGAACGTGGCGCTAGTCCAATCGGTTTTGTAAATGCCGCGGTGATAGCTGTTATAGACGTTCAGCGGCGCTTGAAAGATGTTCACATAGCACGTATCGCCAATGTGCGGACAATCGCCGCAGACCGATTTTGCCGCGCCGTTCTTTACCGCCAGCGTCGGCTTGATATCTTCTCTCAATATCCATGTCTGTATGAGAGCGCCGGTTTTGCTATTGATTGAGCCTTTGTTCAGACCCGTTGCCACCACAATGATCGGCGCGCCATCGAGCATCGATGGTCCACGATACAACACGACTCCGTTTGACATGCCAAAGATCCAAAATCTCTGGGTCCAGCCAATCCGGACCCGGCACCCCAAAAGCCCCGACGGCCGAACCGTACGGGGCGATGGGGACGTATGTGCTATGCACTATTCAGTGTCGGGAATTACCTTCCACGCAAACCAATCACAAAGCGTTCCGCCAAAGTGCTCAGACGCCATGCGCTCGCCAGCTTCCGCCGCAAGCGCTCGGGTTACCTCTACACCATCAACAGATTTGCGCACGACCGTGACCGGAACCTCTACCGTGTTCCGACGCTCGCCACGAAATTCACAAGAGACGATGAAGTGCATTTCCAGGTTCCTTCAAACCATGTCCGCCAGCCAATCCAGCGACAACGATGCGTAAGGTAGTGACAGTGTGTGGTGGTGTCAATCAGAAAAATGCAGCATGACCGGCCGGTGATCCGTATTCACTAAAACCAATCGAGCCGATCGATGCTCTCACTCACGCGCATATCGAGCATTTCCGCCACAATTCTCGGTATGTTCTCGGCAGTGCGGCGGATGTGGTGTCCGCCATCATCACGCAATTATGCGAGCAATATCAATGGTGTTGTATGGTGGCAGATCGGCTGACCCATACTTCAGCCCATCATTTGGTGTAGGATCGGGATGGTCGTGCTGTTCCGATCACCGCGGCCCACCCGTGCCACCCGGCCGCCGCCGATGGGGGTGGGCGCTCTTATCGACTACCCCCTCGCAAATTTTATGAGCTCTCATCTTTTTCGCCCGAAGGTTGCATCTGTTTTGCAGGTAGGCATTGGGGGTATTTTGGCGCTGGATTGGTTTTGTGGGTAATGGGGTAGGTCGGAGGGTAGGGTGTTTGCAAAAAGGGTGGGATGGTTATTCGGTTTTGGCCCAGTTTTCGGGTGGGGGTTTGTATTTGACGCGGTGGAGGTAGGAGGAGGGGGGATCGATGATCATCCATTGTGCCATGGCGTGGAGGGATTTCCAACGGAGGGCCCAGTGGTTGAGGTTGTCGTTCCAGAGTTGGACGGGTTGGTCTGGGATATTGGCGGCGACGAGGGCTCTGGCGAGGTCGGAGCAGGGGTTCATTCGGGAGGTGGCGGAGAAGGATTTGCCGTCGGTGGTGGTGGTTGCGGTCCATTTGTCGGGGCGTTCTTTGGTTCGGGTTTTGTCGATGAGGGTGAGGGAGATGGTGATCATGAGCGGAGAGTGGCGACGATGGTGGCGAGGGGCGTGAAGGTTTCCTCATCGGGGTGGCCGCGTTCCTCGTCTTGCAGTTGGGCCAGCCGTTTGCAGGCGGCGTCGAGTTTTGCGCCGTATTCGGCGTCCCATGCGGAGAGTTTGCCGGCGCGGGAGGCGTCGCCGCGGTCGAAGCGCATTTGGTTGATGGCGGCGTAGAGTTCGTGCTGTTCGGTGGCTTGCCGATCCGTCGCGAACCGCCCTCGCTCATTGAGCGAGCTGGAGGGCGGGAGCGACCCCCCCTTCCCGTGGGGAGGGGGGTAAGGGGGGAGAGGGTCCGCCTTTGTAGAAGGCGGACTATCCCTCTCCCTGTCAAGGTTACGTCCGTTACGGATACCGTTACGGATTTCATCTTTTGTTGTTTTCCAACGAGCTGCGGTCGCTGCCGCAGTTCTGTTACGCGCGGTTGACAATCGATTTGCGGCATCCATGACGAGCTCTGCGACGACGGGATGGTAGAGGCGGCCGTCGTCGCAGCGTTTCCAATGGCGCATGGCGACCCGCTTGACGCTGCGCCACTGATCGATGTCGTCGGCCAACCCTGCGAGCCGGCAGAGCACGCGATCATTGTTTGGCAGGGAGCCGGGGGGTTTCTGGTTCCATGACTTGAGCCAGAGGCAGATAGCGGCGCGGAACTCGGCGTCGGTGGCGACGGCGAAGAAATCACTCTCGAACAATCGAGCGGCATAGACCGGGACCCACGGCAGGCGGGGGATGACGGTGTCGGGCGGGACGAGAGGCGCGGGCATGTCACCCTGCTTTGTGCTCGAGATCGCCCCTGTAGCGTTCAAGTTCTTCGGCATGGGCAATGCAGCCGCGAGCCATTGCCCGATACTGCAGAGCACGCCCTAGCCGCTCGGCGTCGGTCATTTTGTCGATCGGGACGATGACCAGTTCATTGTCGCGTTCGACCGGATAGGCGACTTGCAAATGTTGGAAACCGGGTAACGGCATCGTGCCCGAACCGGAAGCCTTGGCTGGATCGTCGGCATCGAGTTTCAGGTCGCGTAGAACATCGCGAGCAGCGTCGGTCACCGCCAGGCGTCGGCATATGACGTTAAAGTCAAGGTCGGGAATAAGTGGCAGCGGATGGCGATTGAGTACGTCTGTCACGAGCCATTTCCATTTCACCGTTTGACCGGCGACGAGGAGCGTCTCAATGCAGCGATGAATTTCGCGACGAAGATCACCTGGGCTATAAGCCATCGATCACAAACCTCCGTGCTGCGGTTAGCCAGTCGATGCACTGGCCGAACGTCGTAATGACCTGCTCGCGCTCAGCGGCATCGAGACCGCGGCGAGCGGCGACGAGATCGATTTCAGCAATATGTCCCGTGATGTAAGTACCGAGACCGATGAGATGCGTCGCCCGTTTGAAATCGTCCGGATCGCGCCCGTTCAGGTAATCCGGAACCGGACGTTTTACGGTCCCGCGTTCGGCGAGGCTGCTGACGGTCGGCGGTTTGTCACTTTCGATAGCAGTCTCAAATTCGGCTTCCGGAATGTTAGCAACGCGAAGCGCGGTCTTACGCTGGCGTTCGGATAGACCGGCATCATCTGCGGCTTCAGTACGACCTAATTGCGGGACGGCCCCGTCCTTTAATTCCGGTTTTGGTCCGGTCTTCGCCGGTTCGATCTGCTGTAGGAGTTCGCCGCATCGCCGGATCGCGCGAGCTTGGATGCGATCGGCCATCCGCCGCAGCGCGTCATCATGCGATTGCCGTGCATAGGAAGCGAGCGCCTCGGCCTTGTTAGCCCACATTAGACATTCATCGAGTTGATAGCATTGCTCTAGTGCGCGCCTCGCAGCTTCGTATGTCGCCGGCAGCGGAGCACTGGCGATAGCTGGCAATTGGTCGTGGTCGAGCGGCGCGGACATGGCGCTGGGTCACTTACCTTTCTTGCCGCCGAGCTTGAGTTTGGTTTTGGCTTTGCCCTTGTGTAGGTTGGCTTCGTGCTGGTGGACGCCGCGGGTGACGATGGCGCGGTCCTGGGCGGTGTCGGAGCGGGTGGAAGATTTTGATTTCATGATGTCACCTGGGTCTTGTCGTAGACCGAAATTCCGCCGTCGAGCGCCTGGATCGCCTTGCCGAGCCGCATCGAGGCGTCCTCGAGCTTTCGGTAGGCGATCGTCACGTTGGCATAGGCCTCGGCGGGTTCGCCAAGACCGCCCATCGGCGGCCGGCGCAGTTCCCAGAGCTTCTCGGCGATCGGCTTCAATTCGCGCCGCAGCGCTTCGCAATCGGCTACGTTCATGGTCACCTGCCTTTCTTCTTCCGCAGGATGCCGGTCTTGGCGTCACTTTGGTTGAACTCCTTCGCGACCTTCACCGGCACGCCGGCCTTCTTGGCGAAGGCGGGGTTGTGTGCGCTGGCGGCCATGAGCCGGGCTTGCGCGGGTGATTTGCTTGACATGGGACAGCCTCTTGAGAGGTTGACGTATAAAGGCGCCGCAGGAGATCGCGCATGTCTGCCCGATAGCCCGAACCGCAGACCCGGCAGTGCACCGCTCCCGTCTCGTCCTCGCGCCAATCGCAATCGGGCGACCGGCAAGCGAGGTTGTCGCGGAACCGGGCGATCTCACACTTGGAGAGCATCGCTAGCTCCGTTGGTCAGGGGTGAAGTGTCGCCGTCGATCAGGCGTACGGCGTCGGTGACGGCCTGGCCGCGATCGGCGTAGGTCTTGATGTTGCGGCCGCACAGTTCGGCGGCGACCTCGGGGTACATCACCACCGCGCGCAGGAGGACGGTGACGATGCCGTAGTCCTCGGGGGTCTCGGTGAGTTCGGCGAGGCGGCGGAAGGGGATGCTCATGCCGCCTCACCCTCCCAGCCGATCGGCATGCGGAAGCCGGCCGCGTGGAGGTGACCGCCGCCGCCGTATTGGACGGCGATCGCCTGGCAATCGGGACCGAGCTCGGTCGACCGCAGCGAGAACACCCGACCTTGGGGTGTGTCCCAGTAGCACGCGGCCACGCCGCCGGTTTCCGCCGCCGCCATCTTGTGGCCGGCGTCGGAGGTCAGGGTCATTGGCAGGTTGGCGACGGGCATGTCGATCCCGCCGATCGTCATGCGGCGCTGCACGACGGGGAGGAGGTTGCGAATGTCCTGCGCCTGCTTGCGCTCGATTGCTTCGCCTTCGCTGACCAGGTGCGAGCTGTCGTCCATCAGCCTGTCCCACACCGCAAAATCGTAGGGGTAGGAAAATAGCGCCGCCGAAATCTCGCGCGTGTAAGGCAGCTTGAACCGCCACAAGTCGCGGTCCTCGATGTGGTCGATCAACAGCGGGCGTGGCTGGTTGGGGTGGAGGAAATCCCAGGTGAGGCCGGCGCCCGAGCGCTCCATGTCAAAGAGGGCCGTGACCTTGGCGACGGGCCCGAACGGCGGGTAGTTGAAGCCGGGCGGCGGGTATCCGGCCAAGTCGTCGGCGGCGCTGGCGTGGTGGTCCAAGATCGTGATCGACCGAGCGGTCTTCGCCATCTCCTCGATCACCGGCCGCTTGTAGCTGAAGTCGACAAAGAGCACATGGCGTCCCGTCACATCCGGCGCCGGGTTCTGGTAGACGCCGGGGTAGAACTCGACGGCCTCTTCACCAAGGGCATGATGCACCGCCCAGGCGGCGCCAAACCCGTCCTGACAATTGCCGTGCCAGATACAGAGCATTTTGGTCATGCCGCGACCCTCCCGCGGAGTGGCACGCCCCAGCGGGTGAGATGGCCGAGCACCTCGTCGACGCTGTGGGCGATGGCGATCTCTTTCATTCCGGCGGCGATGAGGCGCGGGAACATGTCCTCCTGGCCGAGGAGCTCGCGGGGCGTGCCGCGCCGGGTATGGACGATCTTTGTCTTGGAGACCCGGCCGCCGCGGCGTTTGAGTTCGATCCCGTAGAGCCCGCCGTGGAGGATCATGATGTCGGGCAGGCCGCGCTTCAAACCGATGCGCGAATAGGCCGCCTGCTGCTGGGGGGAGAGTTGCGCGGCGCCGGCGGGGTAGGTCCACCACAGCGCCGGGGGCTGCAGGAGCAGGTCGAGGGCGCGGGCGCAGCTGGCGTGGATGTCGCGCTCCGAGGGCGCCGGGGCGGTGAGGC